GAGTTGCAGGAACTAATGGAACTAATGGAGCAACTGGAGCACAAGGTGCTGTAGGTGCTGATGGAAATTCAGATCTAATCAATGTAAGATCAATGTATTACGACTCTGAACAAAGGGCAGTTATCATTGAGTTTAGCGATGGAGGAGTATTTGCTTTGCAGCCGGCATAGCACAATAATCTATAAATAGATTTAATATTAATTAAAGGGATCCTCACAGAGGGTCCCTTTTTTAGTGATATATAATAACATAATATAATAATAAACTAATCTAAAAACACGCGTATAATAACCATGGCAGATATTATCAAACATCAAACATCAGCAAGTAACATATTAATGTATATTGATACTGTTAATAAAGTAGGATCTAAATATGATTTGACTGGCTGGATTTTTGCAACTAATGGCAAAATAACAAATATTAAATTAAAGAACTCTAAACCATCTGATCTTTCACCTGAATTTCTAGATAGACCTGATGTTAGTTCATTTTATCCAACGCTAAAAGACACTAATATTGGATTTGGAATCACTATTAGTAAATTCGATTTGTTTGAAAACATCATTGTATCAGTAATTGATAATGATACAAATGAACTCATTAACTATGAAATAGAATCATTTGCAAAATGGGTTTCATATTATTCAGGCTTTGCAAATGAGGACAAAGGATTAATTGTAGTAGACAATTTTTATGCAAACCCTGATCTTATTAGAGAATGGGCAATCAATGAAATTAACTTCTCTCCATCAAATTATCATAAAGGAGAAAGAGCTACCGAAAGATTCTCAATATTTGGTATGAAAGAAAAACTTGAAGAGATTATAGGTAAGCCAATATATAATTGGAATCATGATGCGTATGCTAATGGGATATTTCAATTCTGTACAGCAGACCAACCTATTGTTTATCATGTTGATAACCAAACCTATGCTGGAATTGTATTCCTTACCCCGGAAGCACCTGCATCAACAGGAACCGCATTCTATAGAAGTAAAGTTACAGGAGATTATAAGTTTGATGATGAGAAAAGAAATACACTTAATTATGTAAGAGCCTTCCAGGGTAAAAGTGCAGAAATGAATTTCTATGATGGTACCAACTTTGAAAAAATTGATGAAGTTGGAAATGTATATAACAGACTTGTTTTGTTTGATGCTAAAAATATTCATGCTGCAACTCAATATTTTGGAGATGCAATAGATAACTCTAGATTTTTCCACATGTTCTTTTTTGATGTATAATATATTAATATAATAATAATGAAAATTCACGTAATTACACGAAGTACCAGACTTCAAAACTTAAGAACTGTTAAAGAATCGGTTTTTAAAAACATACCAAAGGGTATGGACATCGAATGGCATGTTGTATTCGATACTGCAACTCTTAAAGATATTGATGCGGAATTGTTAAGTGATTTAAAAGACAATTCAACAAATTATTATTTTGAAAAAGGAGATGCAGTTGGAATGTTATATCCACAGTGTTCAAACATAATTTCAAAACTAGGAGATGGCTGGATTTATTTTGCAGATGATGACAATATTATCCATGAAGGATTTTATGAATATGTATTAGTAACATCAACAGAGAACCCAGATAAAAAAGTACATGTTGTTTCTCAAAATGTGGCAGGAAAGGATTTCTCACGATTAACATATAGATTGGCAGCATCTCACTTTATGAAAGTAGGTGGAGTTGATCTTGCCCAATATATTGTTAGCATCGATGTCTATAATGAATATGGATATAATTTTTTGCCTGACTATTGCGCAGATGGAATTCTTATAAACAATGTTTATAGAGAGCATCCTGAATGGTTTACATTTACACCATTTGAATTATCACACTATAATTATTTACAGAAAAAATCTACAGCAAAGGTTCCAAAGGTATTATATATTGGAAAAGATCAGCCTGAATTAAAGTCACTTAAAATACTTGACTACGAGGCAGATAATCTTGATGTCAAGTATTTAACAAGTGACAATAACATATCAATAATACTTGCGTCATTTAACCCTGATGTGATTGTAAGTAGAGGAGAATCTTGGGAAAAATTCCCAGTGATGGCAAGTATGCCATTACAGTTTCGTAGAAAATGGTTAAACATTCCTGAAGAGACTTCAATCGAAGAAGTAGGACAAGCAGCATATCAATGTGCAATGACAACCATGCTAGATACTGATTCACTCGAGGATTCTGAGATGATTTCTTATACAACTCCTATTTATAATACAGGTAAAAAGTTATATAACACATATGAATCCCTGAGGCAACAGACATATCAAAACTGGGAGTGGGTACTTGTTAACGATTCAACAGATGGTGGTAGAACTCTTAAGATCGCAGAGGATATTGCAAAACATGACCCAAGAGTTAAGGTGTATGATTTCAGAGAGAAGAGTGGTGGTAATATTGGAGAAGTAAAATGGAGAGCATGTACTATGGCTAAAGGATTTATCCTAGCTGAATTAGACCATGATGATTTATTAGTTCCATGGTGTACTGAGGATTTATACAAAGCAGCAAAGAAACATCCAGAGGCAGGATTCTTTTTTAATGACACATTAGAGGTTAATGAGGAATGGGAATGCCAAACATATCCTGAAGGATTTGCATTTGCATATGGGACATATCGCGATGAAGAGTATAATGGACAAATGATGAAGGTTGCAACACAGCATAATATTAATCCTAAAACCATTAGACACATTGTTGGAGTTCCAAATCATGTAAGAGCTTGGAGACGTTCAACATATTTTGAAATTGGAGGACATAATAGAACTCTTGCGATTGCAGATGATTATGAATTAGTAGTAAGAACTTTCTTAAAAACAATCACCTGTAAAATTCCTAAATTAGGATATGTTCAGTTCTTATATAATAACGCAAATGGTCAAAATACACATGATATGGCCAGAGCAGATATTCAAAGAAGAGTAAGAACAATTGGTTATTATTATAATGAACAAATCAAGGATAGATTTGAAGAGCTTGGTCTTAGAGATTGGGCATACGAAGAAAATCCACATGCACCATTGATTACTCCACCTAGATACGGTACAGAAGAAATGGCAGCAAATATAGTTTACAACGAAAATGAATAATACATTCGTAAAAATATGGGTTCATAATATGGAGGTTGATTGTATGGTTGACTTCCTATTGGAACACATTGATAAAGCACCTCACCATTTTACAAGTGATGATAGCGTTCCAGAATCTATAACTGGCGGCTGGATTGAATTATCCATAACGTTCGAGAGATATTTAAGGCTTAGACAATCTCAAGGTAATTTTTATTCTATTGATAAAATTTAAACTTTTTGAATTCATACCATATAACATTATATGGCAAAGAATAAAAAGGAACAAAGGATTTATGTAGTTAAACCAAAGATTGGTGAGAAATACTACTTTAGATTTGCAGGAAGCCCAATGTATGGTCCTATGCTTAAGTTAAATGAAAGTTTGACAAAAATATATGGACATGCATGGTACTGGCTAACATGCGAAGCAGATGGTGCAAAATCTCGCAGATACCCTGTTTCAATTTATAATATTTCTAAAAACGAAGGAGATGTATAGTGTATCAAATTTAAAGTCAATGTTATTTATAGACATTGAAACTGTTTCAGAATATAAACATTATAGTGAATTCTGTGAGGCAAGGCCAGGTGCAGTTATTCACTGGGCAAAGAAGGCAGATAATTACAGACGAACAGAATCGGATTGTATGGATCTTAGTGATGCAGATCTTTATTTAAAGAACGCAGCATTGCACCCTGAGTTTGCAAAGATAATTGTAGTCTCAATTGGACAGGTTCAATTCGATGAAGATGGAAATCCAGTTACAGATAAAATTAGATCTTTTTATGGAGATGATGAGGCTGAATTTTTAGCTGAATTCATGGGAACTGCACAGGCTATTTTTAATAAAAATCCAAACGTTCAATTCACTGGACATAATATTAAGAACTTTGACTTTCCATTCCTAATCAAGCGTTCAATAATCAATGGAGTTCAAGTACCTCATCAATTACACTTACAAAATAAAAAACCATGGGAAAACTGTTTATTAGATACCTATGATATTTGGAAATTTGCAGGTTGGAACAGCGCTTCACTTGATTTGATTTGTGACTCATTAAATATTCCATCACCAAAGGCATTAATGAAGGGAAGTGAAACTACTGAGGAATATTGGAATGGAAATCTTGAGAAAATAAAAACATACTGTGAGGCAGATGTAAAATCAACAATGAATGCGATGCTTAGGCTTTCATATTTACCAATAATCTAAAGAGATGAAGATTTGGGCATACGTTACTGTTTGGAATGAGGAGAGGATGCTCCCTTACTATCTAAGACATTATTCTCAGTTTTGTGAAAGAATAATAGTCTTGGACAATGAGTCAACAGACAGCACTGTGAGTATCTGTGAGGAATGGCCAATGGTTGAAGTAAGAACCTATTCAACTGAAGAAACTTTCAATGATTATATCCATCTTGATTTAAAACATAAATGTATTGAGGAGGCAAGGGGAAATGCAGATTATATTATAGTAAGCGATTGTGATGAGTTTATAGTCCATCCAAATCTTGTTGAATTCCTAAAAGAAAATAAACACCCAGTAATATTTCCAGCTGGTTTTCAAATGGTTTCATGGACATTTCCAGAAGGAGATGGACAAATATATGATGAGGTAAGGACAGGTACTCCAGATCCATGGTATTCAAAACCGATTCTTATTAATCCAAATAAGATTGAATCATTAGAATGGATAGAGGGTTGTCATGAAATAGAACTGAATTCTAAAATAGATGGAGAAATACTACACCCTGTACCTAAAGAAATCAGACCAATTGGTGCGTGGAATGGACATCCTTGGGGAAGATGGAAAATGCAATTTGAAGTATTAGATACTTATAATGATTTTCCAATAAAGCTCTTGCATTTCAAATTTATGGGGGCAGATTATGTTAGGTCTAAGTATATCCAGTATGCAAAAAGAAACAGCACACAAAACAAGGATGCAGGCCTAGCAAACCACTATGATAAATTGATAATAGGAAATAATATTGAAACGGAAATAGATTTGATTTATCATAAATCAATAAATGTAAATTGTTAATAACTTTTACAAAAATAATTGGCCAAACATTTTTTTGTTTGGCTTTTTTTGTTTATATTTACATTATAATTAAAATAGATACAATATGGAAGACTTTGACGATAACGATTTATTCGAAGAAACAAGTGAAATTGAAACAATCCAAAAAGAAGCAGAAATGGAACAAGCAATGTACGACCTAAAAATTAAATTAGCCAACGAAAACTATGAAATGATAGTTGACAAAGGAGTTGATGTTATTGCAATGAAACGAAGTGGTCATGATACTACTACATTGGAAAACACCCTATCCTTAATGTTAGACCTATTCGTTGAATTAGAAGAGTATGAGAAATGTGCAAAGATCAAGGATATTCTAGAACAAATCTAAATATATAATATACTAATGAGATAATAACATGAACGAAGAACTATTAAAGAGTATCGCAGACAGTCTTGCAAGAATTGCACAGTGCATGGAAAACAAGCAGGCCAGAGAAGTAGCTGAAAATAAAAAGAAAATTCAGGAGTCAAGGAAACCCCTTATAATGGGCGGCCCTAGGAAACCATCTAAAAAATAGACATGAATTATTACGAAACTCTTAATGTTTCACGAGATGCATCCCAAGATGAGATCAAGCAGTCTTACAGGAAGTTGGTAAAGCAACATCATCCTGACAAAAACGGAGGAGATGATAGTCAATTTAAAAAGATCTCAGAAGCCTATGAAATTCTTGGTGACCCTGAAAGGAGAAGGCAACATGATGGCCAAAGATCAGGTTACACATCGTATGATTTTAATAATGCATGGCAGGATATTTTTAATAGATATGATTTTTCAGGCGCATTCAATAATGCATTCGATGGAAACGCAAAGGGAGATGATGTTAGAGTATCAATAAATATAACAATAGAAGAAAGTTATGAAGGAACAAGAAGATACATCGATGTCGGCACTGGTGGATTTAATATTAACATACCTAAGGGAATTCCGAATGGCACAAAACTTAAAGTCAGGGAAAAGGGCCAAAGTCACCCAATCAATTCAAGCGCCCCGAAAGGAGATATAATCCTAACAGTAAACGTATTACATGACATTGATTTAATTGTAAACGGAAGTGACATATTCGTGGACCTCTATCTAGATTGGATTGATATGTTATTGGGTGGCGAATTTGAAGTAAAAACCAAGGTCCATACTGTAAAGATTAAAGTTCCTCAAGGTTCACATGATTCTAAAATACTCAGAGTAGTTGGCAAGGGAATGCCAATATATAATCTGATATATGGATTTGGTAATCTAATGGTAAAACTTAGAACTCTTCCAGTTAATTTAACAGAAGACCAAATCGCATTACTAAAAAAGATAAAAAATTCATAATGGATGAATTAGAAGAGTACGAGTACGAAGAAACAAAGTTCATTAAAAAACTACAAGAATCCTCAAGAGAGGATATGATGGATTTGATATATAATTCTATAGTGAATGATCGCATGGGTGCATTGAAACATAACGCACCAGTGGAGGACAAGATAGAAGGAGTTCAAAAGATATTAAATTTCTTTAAAGAAAGAGAGGAATATGAAAAATGCCTTGAACTTAAAAAAATAATAGACAAACTATCATGCTAATAACCAAAGTAGAAAACGGTAATATAGAGAAAGCGCTTAAGACTTTAAAGCGCAAGGTCTTTTCAACAAAGCAAACCCAAGAGCTTAGAGATAGAAAGGAATTTACAAAGCCCTCAGTTGAAAAAAGACAAATGATTAGCAAGGCAAAATACAAGCAAAATAGGGATTTATAATATACTAACCTTTTTCAAATAAAAGGTCTTATTCGCCCTTATTCTAGCGTCCATCTTAATATATAATATAAGAATGGGTATTACCCTATTACAAAAAGATTTAACAAGGATGGAAGAAGTTACGAGAGAGGAAAGAGACTCCCTAATGAGATCCAGCTATTACATAATAACAAGAAATTTTACAAAAACTGTTAATCGATTTATTGTATATCAAGACAGCAAAAATACAATAGACATTCCACATGGTGTAGGACAGAGAAGCATGTTTATAGATCTTCTTATAAATTATTTTGTAGAGCTAGAGGAGTACGAGAAGTGTGATACACTTAAAAAGTTAAAGGAGCTTGTCATAATGGCAGGCGACTAAATATATTTAATTATATGCAAAAGAAGACGAGTTCAGAACCAACACAGCACATTAAAAAAATGTCAGTCAAAGATGAAAACATTAAACATGTTAATTTAAGAAATAATCAAAGGGAATACGTCAACCAAATATTTAAAAACGATATAACATTTTGCTCTGGCCCTGCCGGAACCTCAAAAACATTTACAGCATGTTACACTTCACTAAGTTTACTTGCTGATAAAAAAGTTAAAAAGATAATTTTATGTAAGCCAATACAGGAATCTGGTGAAAAACTTGGATTTCTACCTGGTGATATTGCAGATAAAATAGATCCATATATGCAATCATATATTTCCAACTTTAAAAAGATTGTTGGACATGAATTAACTGAAAGTTTAATTCACCATGGATTAATAGAATTCAAACCACTTGCGTTTATGCGAGGTGACACATTCGACGATGCGTTTATGATTTTAGATGAGGCACAAAATGCACAATGGCATGCATTAATTTTATTCATAACAAGGATGGGTAAAAATTCAAAGGTATTAGTCACCGGAGATATTAGTCAATATGATATAGCTAAGGACAAAGTATCATTTCATAAGTTTATTAAAATTTTTAGTAAAGTACGTGGGGTTGGGGTTCATGAATTCACATCAAAGGACATTGTAAGAGCTAAAATTCTACAAGAAGTTGTAGACATTTATGATAAATGGAAGGATGAAAATAATCTTTAATATATAAATAACTGAAACTTTAAGTCCATCTATTATATAATATCTATAAACATATAATAGATGGAAACAAGACACATACTACTTAAATCAAGTTTTACAGGAGTAGAGGACACTATAGAAATTGGAGTTGATGAGGCAGGTCGCGGTGCTTTAGCTGGGCCAGTGACTGTTGCATCATGTATCATGCCATACGGATTTCAACATGAATTGGTAAAGGATTCTAAACTACTTAATGAGCAGCAACGAAAAGATGCAAGACAAATTGTATTAGACAATGTAATTGCATATAGCATTGTTCACATCTATCCCGACCAAATCGAATCAACCAATATTTTGCGAGCAACCCTACAGGGAATGAATCAATGTCTAGTTGAAGTTAATAAGACACATTCATTTGATTTTATCCTAATTGATGGAGACCAATTTCATGGATTTGAAGGAATTCCGTTTGAGACAGTAATTGGTGGAGATAACAAATATACATCAATTGCTGCTGCAAGTATTCTTGCCAAAACCGAAAGAGATGCAATGATGAAGGAGTTAGATATTCAAATTCCAGGATATGGATGGAACTCTAACAAAGGATATGGAACCGCAGCTCATATCAAAGCGATCAAAGAAATCGGAGCAACTGAAGTGCATCGACCAAGTTTTATATCACATTTATTAACTGAAACGGGAACATTGTTTTGAGAGGTTTAATCTATGGAATATTATTGTTCTTGCTTGGACAATCAATGATATGGTTTCAAACAAACGGACAATTTATCTGGCCATGGTTTAAAAGGAATCCAATCTTGATTGCAGCGATCGGAGGTTCTACAATATCATATATGTTTATAGTTGCTACTCGACTCATTGCCGAATATTATGATGGCCAGATATGGCCAGGAAGATTCATAGGATTTGCAATGGGAATGTTGTCATTCGGTTTACTAACATATTTCATGATGGGAGAATCGTTAAATACAAAGACAATTGTTTCACTCTCATTAGCTTTAGTCCTGATATGCGTTCAGTTATTCTGGAAATAAATGAGAATAGGTGTCATCGGCAGTAGAACCTTTATGGACTATGAATTACTAGAAAAAACTTTAAATAGAATATCTAACAGAACTCAAATATCTTCAATAATTAGTGGTGGAGCAAAAGGAGCAGATTCTCTAGCAGAACAATATGCAAATCTAAACAACATAGATACTATTATTTTTAAACCAGACTGGTCTATTGGCAAGGGTGCTGCTGCAATTAGAAATATAAAAATCGTTGAAAATTCCGATATTATTATTGCGTTTTGGGATGGTGTTTCCAAAGGAACTAGAATGACTATCGACATGGCAGCTTCCAAGAATGTAAAGGTATTTAAAGTAATATATAAATTATGAGTTTAAAATCATTACAAGAAAGGGTAGGAGTTACCGTTGATGGATCATTTGGCCCAGGTACCATGAAGGCTGCAATTGCCTATTTTAAATTAACACCAATCAGAGCTGCACATTTTTTTGCACAAACCGCACACGAAACCTGTGATTATAAACTATTCACTGAAAACCTAAACTATTCAACACGAGGATTACAGGATACTTTTGGAAAATATTTTCCAGGTAATTTAGAAGAGTCTTATGCGCGTCAACCTGAAAGGATTGCAAATAGAGTTTATGCATCAAGAATGGGTAATGGCGATGAAGCTTCTGGGGATGGTTGGAAATTCAGAGGTAGAGGAGCTCTTCAATTAACTGGAAAGGCAAACTATCAAGCATTCGCTAAATATCTAAATAAACCAGAAATTATGGAAAATCCAGATTTGGTAGCAACCACTTATTCATTTGAGTCAGCTATGTTTTTCTTTGACAAGAATAAATTATGGGATATTTGTGACAAAGGAATCAATGATGCTGCAATATTAGTACTTACTAAAAGAATTAATGGTGGTACTAATGGATTGGAAGATAGAAAGGTTAAAACATATAAGTATGCTACTTATGTAAAATAAGAATTGTTAATAACTTTTTAAAAAATAATTAGCCAAACATTTTTTGTTTGGCTTTTTTTGTTTATATTTGTATAGTAATTAAATAACAACATTAAAATATAATAATATGGTAAATTTAGAATTAGACTACAGTAAAATTAGTGACATTGACGTGGATGGAATAGACACTAGAGATTATCCTGATTTTTGTGATGCATTTATTAGCTCTGCATTTTATGATGGGCGTGAAATGACAGACGAAGAATTAGATGTATTAAATGAGAATTATGATTTCGTATACGATGAAGTTCATAAACGCATATTCTAAATTGTTAATAACTTTCCGAAAATAATATACTAATTTTTTTTTTATATCAAAGTTTATAGTTATATTTATACTATAATTAAAACAAACAAAATGTACACAAATTTCGACAGACACTCAAACATGACAGAAGAAACAAGATTTGAAATCTCAAGCCTTATTAAGGATATTCGATATGATGATAGATCAGATGGAAACGAAAATGTTTTCCACTTGGAAAATATGTTATATGGAATGTTCGATGGATATTTATACCAGAACGTTCAATTATATGCTTTAGATTTACCAACTAAATTAGAAGAACGTGTAATGAAAGTTTATGATACATGTAATCACTACCCAAAAATTCAAACAACCCTTTAATCAATATAAAATGAAAGTATCAGATATTAAATGTAACGGAATAGGAATGATGAGTCCAGCTAATAATGTAAGACCATTTATCACAACTGCAATCTCTCTATTTAGAATGAGAAATTCAACTGATAAAATCATGGAAATGCTACCAGGAAATGATGACTATTATCCAGGAAATAGATTTAGTGATAATGAAAGAGTTGCGGATCGTCTGTGTAGCGCAATTACAGAGGCTACTATTAATGAATATCATGGAGATGGCAAGGCGTTTGATTCTTATGTGTTAGAAGGAATTATCGAAGCATTTACAAATTCATTAAGCGGTTTTGAAATGGACATACTTATATTGGAAGCACTTCGTGATTGTGCAAGTGCAGATCATTGGTATAAATTTGAGAAAGAATGGGATTGATCTCGTTTCAAGAAAGAAAGTTAAGAATACTAAACGCATCACATGTTATATTAGTAGGTGACTATACAGTGTATCGCGTTGACTCTGTTGAACAAATTGACAATATTGTATTTGTCAATACAGATGGTGGTTTACTATTTCAGGATTTAGATGTATTTACGCTGGAAGAAGCATGTAATGCTGAGAGAATATTTTTAAACATTAAGAAAGAATTAGATATAAAATAATATGGGAGCAAATTACGGTTACTGTTGTATCAATTTAACATTGGACAAACAAAAAGGTATTAAGATAGGTAGAAGCATGATTAAAAAAACCTTTCAAGCAAAGGGCATTAAATATGCAGGTGAGTTGGCGGAAGCTAACCTCAGAGACATGATCGAAATTCTTAAATGGAATAATGCAAATGGAGTTACAATGTACCGTATGTCCTCTAGTATGTTTCCATGGAATTCAGAATATGATATTGAGGAATTGCCTAACTACAATACAATCAAATCATTGTTAAAAACGGCAGGTGATTATGCAACCAAAGTAGGTCAAAGACTTACATTCCATCCAGGTCCTTTTAATATTCTTGCAAGTCCAAATCCTAAAGTTGTCAACGATGCTGTGTGGGAATTAACTCAGCATGGAAAGGTAATGGATTTAATGGGCTTACCAAGAACTCATTATGCTGCAATGAATATCCATGTAGGTGGAACCTATGGCGACAAGGAATCTGCGATTGCAAGATTTGCAGAAAACTTTAAATTGCTTCCAGAATGTGCAAGCTCACGATTAGTTTTAGAGAATGACGATAAAGCAAGTCAATATAGTGTAAGCGACCTATACGAAATTTACAAGCTATGTGGCACTCCAATTACCTTTGACTTCTTTCACCATTGGTGTTATGAGGATTCTATGCCAGAAAAAGATGCACTGGAATTGTGTGCAACTACATGGCCAAAGGGTATTCGTCAACTATGCCACTACTCATCCTCCAAGAAACTACACGAGGATAATACAGTAATCCTAAGAGCACATGCAGATTATCTATATGAATTTATTGAAACATATGGAATGGATCTAGATATTGAGATAGAGGCAAAAAAGAAGGAACTAGCCCTAATCAAGTACCATAAAGAATTTTCAATGATATATAGTTAATGAGTATATTAGAATCAGAAGACACATATAGCGATTATCCTGCGGCTGCCAAGTCAAATGCTAAAAAAGCAATTGAATGGAAAGAAAAATATGGCAGAGATGAAGTAAAGGGCGGAACTGCAGTAGGTTGGGCTAGGGCACATCAATTAGCAAGTGGTGAAAACTTAAGTGCTGATACTGTGGGTAGAATGTCGTCATTCAATAGACATCGTAAAAACTCAAAGATTGCTCCTGAATTTAAAGATGAACCATGGAAAGACAATGGATATATTGCATGGTTAATTTGGGGTGGAGATGAAGGAGTTGATTGGGCGATGGCTAAGATGAAGCAAATAAAAAATGAAGGTAAATCTACTATGAAAAGAATTAAACTATTCGAAGAATTTTTAAAAGAGAAAAAAGGCCTATGGGACAACGTATGGGCTAAAAGAAAAAGAGGTGAAGCTCCTGCAAAACCAGGTGATGAGGATTATCCAGATGAGGATGCATGGGATAACGCACAGGGTAAAAAGAAATCTAAGTAATGAAACATGTACTGTTGTTTGAAGAATTTTCAGCCAACCAAATAGTCTGTGATAACTGTGGATGGAAATGGAGACTTGAAGATGGTGGACATGATATGTATATTTGCCACAAATGTGGACATGATAACACGCCAATCCTTGGTGAATCATATGTCCTAAAGGAACTTGAACCAAAATTCAATGTTATATTAGATCTATATAATAATGGTAAATTCCTAGAATTGACTAGAATCGTTATTCCTAAAGAGGATAGAGGAAATGGCGTAGGCTCGGAATTGATGGATAAAATTAATGATTATGCAGATCAATTGGGTCTTAAAATATATTTGACTCCATCTAAGGATTTTGGAGCAACTTCAACTGCTCGACTTGAAAAGTTTTATAAGCAACATGGATTTATAAAGAATGTTGACAAGAGCGAAACTCGAAACACAATGGTACGTTTTCCTAAACCATGAAAATAAACATTAGCCAGTCATATTTAGATGACTTTATGGCACACTTTAGAAAATTTATTGGTGCATTAAAGAATGAGAGTGATGAGACAAAAACTGCATTCAATATGATATGTAAACACATGTTTAACGAGAGAAAAATGAGTGATATTGAAAAGGAATGGGTTGCAAATCAAATGCGAGATGTTCTAAAAACAGTAGGACTTACTACTATCGCAATCATGCCAGGTGGTGTTGTAGTTGCACTAATAATAAAGGTACTAAAATTACAGAAACACATACTACCCTCTAGTTTTGAATATATGAACTAAGATAGAGATATATAAAATTCAAGTAATCATATAAAAAAAAATAAAATTATGGGAAGTATTAAATCATTTGAAACATTCGTTGGCGAGATGGATAGATCGGAGGAGATCGAAGACACACTATCAAAAATGAGTGAACCTGACGAAAAGGACGTAGAGGAAACCGAAGAAGAGGCTGAAGAAGTTCAAGAAGCTGAAGATGTAACTGCAATCGGAATTCAAGAACCAAACTCAAAAATGGCGTCTAATGTTCCAGTATATGGAATGTTAGAAAAATGTTACGAGGCAATCATTGACGAGGCAAAGGAGTGGGCAGAAGATGCGCATGACGATCATACAATAGAAACATACATGGTTGAAAACGCTGCATTAGTTGCTAAATTAGCAGTTAACGCTCTTACCGAAATGAAAAGTGACATGGAAACTGAAGCATTTGAAGCATGTTTGAATAGAATGTCAGAGGCTTACGCTAAGAAAATTAATGAGTGTAAAGAATCTAAGGACGCTATCGATGCTGAGGATGTAGAATAATCCAGAGAATAAACTAAATAAAAAGTCTATATATAATACTAAACATATATAGACTTTTTTTATGCCTAGAATTCCGATAGAAATAATTTATATGCAAACCGCATATCAGTTCGCAAAACTCAGTTACGCTAACCGAAGAAAGGTTGGATGTGTAATTGTGAAAGACAATCAAGTAATATCATTTGGATATAATGGCATGCCACATGGGTTTGACAACAAATGCGAGGAAGATGATATTAAATATTATGAAAATCCAGACTTTGCCCTAGAGTTAACCGAGGAGCATGGGTACACGTGTGAAAATGGATGTTGTACTAAAAGAGATGCAATTACGAAACGTGAAGTTTTGCATGCTGAATCAAATGCTATTATGAAAGTCGCCAAATCAACAATGAGTTGTGAAGGTGCCACATTATATACAACAACCTGCCCATGTTTTGATTGTGCAAAATTAATCACACAGGCAGGAATTTCTACAGTGTATTACACTGAAGATTATAGAGATATGAGTGGTGTTGAATTGTTGGAAACTGCAGGAATTATTGTTAACCAGGTAAATGCATGGAATGAGTTTTAATAAAAGAATATTGCCAGAAAAAAAGGTATTGGTAGAATATCTTAAAGAGAATGGAAGCAGGGATTTTTATTGGAGATGGGTTAAATCCATAGATGCATTTATGGGTCCCAGTAGGTCAGTTGATTTTATTGATTCATTTCAACATAAATACTATAATAATGAAACCAAACATGAGTTCAATCAGATGGATTAAGAAACAATTCTCAAAAAAAGAATATAATTATCAAAATATACAAATAATGGAAGCAGTGAAAGAAAAAACCAAACAATATCAATGGAAAAAAGGAGAGAACTTTGGCAAAGTCGTTGAAGTACTTAGCGTAGATGACAAATTTACAAAGTTCACAGATGGATCTCAAATATTTAACAATGTATTGGATGAATTCCTATCAGAAGTAGTTGATGGTAATTTACCATTTCCTGGGGCTGATACGCTTACTCAAGTTGCAATGGGAGAATCTCCAATGCCAATTATTAAAAACACACCAATACAAACTAACCGAACCCCAACAGGTGCTGATGTTAAACCTGAGGTTTCTCCATTAGAGGAATTAGTGGCAAAACTTTCTAAAAAGAATATTGAACCCCTATCTACTGTAATCAATTTAAACATACCAAATAAACAAATATTTGACATGTTAATTAACAGTGCAGATGAGGATAAAGATAACCTAATTAATACAATCGCCAAGGTGGCAGTCTCACAAATTGAGATAAATAAACTACAAGAATATTTAACAGAAGAAGTAACAACGTTTATTAACAATTATTACAATGAGTAAAACAACAACACAGTCGAGAAGACACAGAAGAGCTCAATTTAGAGCAATGGGTTATTTGAAAATCAAGAACATGTTTGGAAGATTCTCTCCACAAGGAATGGCATGGTATGATAAAATGAGAGAAGATGGAATGGCTGCACATGAGGCAAACGTTAAAAGAAGTTTGGATAATACTGAAAACCAACTGCAAACTAAATTGAATTCTACTAAAGAAACATGGGCAGCAATCGGATACAACGAGACTGAAATCGCAATGCTATGCGAGGCTTGGATCCAAACCGCTGTTAAAAATAAAGAAACCTATAGAGAAGATAAAAAATTAGCTAGAAAACTGATGAAGGAAGCTAGAGAATCTTTAAATTCTAGGTTAAATGCAAACAGTTAAAATAACATTAGCAGACAACGGTGTTATCAAAGCAGTTCAAGATGATAATATTAACTCGGCTGGTGAAAGTTTCGAATCAACTACAATATATGATTTCGATAATAAATCAAGCAAAGTTAAATTCATTAAAGAATTATGTGTTGATATTGGATTATCCTTTGGAAATTCTAAGAACAAACACCAAATAAAAATTATCGAAGATTGGGGAGTTGATTATCAACCAACCGATGCTGAGAAACTTGAAAAAATAGAGAGGCTTGAAAAACAATTAAAAGAATTGAATGCCTCATTTAAAAAATAAATGAATAATTTAACTATTGAATGCGTATGGTGTCCATCTAAACGAGAGTTTAATAAGTATACTAAAAACATTGATAAAGCTACGGTCAAGATTGTTGACTATGCATCAATTAAAAGTAAACTTATTAAATCAGATCCGTATGGAGAAGAGCCAAGCGACTCAGTAGTTGGATTATCAATAATCAATGAAATTACGCGACAGTTAATGGTTTCAAACGAAATCGTGGGTCGCGTAATTTATTTGTTTAAAAACCTTGAAATTGACATTACAGAAAACTTCATAGCATTGGTCAATTCAAAAAGGGAGAGAGAAGTTGCAATCATATTAACGGTGATACATAATAATGTAAAGGTAAGCAAAGATATTGCAGACCTATTTCATACTGTTAATATTATTAGACGATGATTAGACACAAACTTTTTTCAAAAGGAGACCATATCCATGTTCTCATTTCAAATAACAGATATAACAATATAGTATTTCCGGTAAGGGCAATTATCCATGACGTTGAGTTTAATGATAAAATGCCAAGGTATCAAATCCGCATCACTAAATTCTATGATGAGTTAGATTTCTTAAAACGATATATGTTTGACATGAAATTTGACAGGAATTTTGACGGTGCACTTACTTCATTCAGAATATCCAGACAAAAATTCGCCACAGTAAAGGAGTTTCAAAATTATATTGACTCCAAATGGGAGACATATCTTGTTGTGGTTGATTCTGTAATGTGCGTGAGAACGTTTACAGAAGTTAATGAGTTATATAATAACATACAGGATTTCTTTATTGAGAAAACGATAAAGGATTTATATGAACTTTCCACACGAAACACCTACTCAAAGGGTACATATTACTATGGTAGTAAAGGGATATTTGAAGCGCATATCAAGAAATTCCTAGGAGATAGGGCAGGTGAATCGAAAGACTACTTTGACAAATTACTATTTAGACCTAGATCAATTGAACTAGACAATCTTGAGTAGCAAATAGATACGTGGATATATAACAAAACAAATATATCTAATACGTAATGGCAGAAATTGAAAAAAGTTATTTTGATAAATTAGCAGATGCTACAAAGGCAAAAGCGAAGGAAGGCTTTGACTATGCTAAAACTACAGGATTAGGTAAAGGATTTATCAGTGCCACAAAGAGCATTACAGGATATGACCCAAATACAATAGATGGAGCAAATCCAGATGGCGTTAATACTGGAGGAAAAAAAGGAGGTAACGTTATAAAGGCTCCAAAAAAACCTGATCAGACCGCTGCAAGAGCAGTTGCAACTGACGAACCATTTACTATAATTAATACAAACGAGTCTAAATACTACACTAAAGAGCATGACTCTGAGACGTATATATCTACCCAAGCAGGCAAAACAAATCCAAATAAAATTACAATCGGCCCAAGACCATACTCTGCATTTAACAAATATTCATTAATAAATTACAGGGGTAATCCATTGGACCTTACGAAAGATGGTCTTACAGTTGCTACTGGAAGATATCGAAAAATAGATCCAATGAGTTTGGTCAATCCAACCGTTACTCAAATTATAGAAATAACAGGTAATGTTGCAGGTAATTATGGATATAGATATAATTATTCAGACTTTGCTCTTACGAAATATTATGGTAAAATTCCAAACAATTTATTAATAACACTTCGTAGATTTGCATATCCTGTATCGGACGACATTATTACACCCAAACAATTAGGGGCTGATGGTACAGTAGAAGAGGTACAACAACCTGATATTGCAAGAGCTGTTACATGGCTTGGCGAAGCTCCAGGAAATTCAATTACAGAGATATTAAAGTTCTCACATGGATATAATTGGAAAACAGCCACAGCAGAGGTACAGACATTGCAATCTCAAACAAAAGGTGCTTCTGGTAAGTTTGGTAATATGGTAAACAATAGTAAATTTTTATCAGCAGCTGCTAATGCTGCAAAGGGAAAGGGTGCTGTTGAATCAAATGCCTCTGCACAAAATGCAGGTTATGACGCATTCAGTGACACATACCCTAATCATGTATTTGGACCACTAAATGTTATTAAAGATACCTTAGTAAGGGAAAGCGGTCTTAAATTTGAACAAGCGTTCACGCTTAAATTTGAATACGAACTTAAGAGTTTTGAGGGAGTTAACCCGAAGGTAATGATGTTAGACCAACTCGCAAACATACTTGCATTAACTTATAATAATGCTCCATTTTGGGGAGGAAGCGTTAGATACATTGGAGATGGATCTGTTGCAAGGCCACTTGGAAATTTGGCTAAGCTTAAATCGGGTGATTATGGTGGATTTTTAGGATCTATTGTCTCAGATATGGGTAATATGTTTAAAGGAGTTGCGGATCCTGCGAATTGGAAAAATTTAGCAGATAATAAATTACTAAACAACCTAATAGGTGGTAGTTTAATGGAAATGTTTAACACACCACAGGGAGGCCAAGCTGCCGCGGCTCTTTTAACAGGAGATCCTACTGGTCAATGGCATGTTACTGTAGGAAATCCATTGAATCCTATAATTGTATGTGGTAACTTAGCAATGGAAAATTGTGAAATTACCTTTGAAGGCGCTACTGCGCTACAGGATTTTCCTGAAAAAATGGTAGTTGTAATTACATTAAAGCCAGGAAGACCGAGAGATAAGGCAGAGATTGAATCCATGTTTAACGCAGGTCGAGGTAGATTTTACCTACAACCTGATGATGGCGCCGATATTAATAACACATCTGATGTAAGTGCATATGGAAATAAAGATGGTGGAACACCTAAGAAAGATGACTTTATAAATGTCTTTAGAAAAATAAGTAACGGATAATGAAATTTAATACATTAGAAAAAAAGACACTCTCAAGTGACGGAACTAAAGTTATATTCGCTAGACCTACTGTTGTTTTTGTAGAGGGAACTGAAGTTATCGCTGAGCATATTGTAACTGCAGATGATATTGTAAGAATGGATTTAATATCTTTAAAATATTATAGAGATGCTAATTTCGTTGACTATATATTGAAATGGAATAATATATCAAATCCATTCATTATTAATATTGGAGATGTTTTAGAGATACCTCAAAACAATGGAGTTCTTGCTGTTATTAGACCAGTTAAAATGGTACAAAAATCAACAGATGAAATCTCTATTAGAGACCAATTCATTGATACGAAAAGACTTCCAGTGAAGGACGCTAGCCGAATTGAGTACTTACAGAGAAAGGCTGCACAGAAGGCAAATGGGTCTTCACAAATATTACCTCCAAACATTTTAAAAGATGGAGAAGTAAACCTAACAATCGGAAACGGTACAATAACTATTTAATAAATGGCATCAATTAACAATCACATTTTAACAGTAACAGAACCTAGCATTAAGTTGGATAAAATTGAATTTGCGTCTTTTGGCGAGAATGAAGGTAATGATAGGGCTAATACAAGTAAGGGGTTAAACCTAATAGTTATGATTAATAAGTATCTATTCAACTTGGACTCTATTACCAGAATGACATTGGATTGCACTGGCGTTTTGCCAATATTAGATCTTTCCATTGTGGATATTAAGGGACAATTTACAGTTGATACATTTCCTAGAGATGGAGATGTTATAAACATTAGACTTGGTACTCTTGATAAAACATCATACAAGGATATTAGAATGGACTTTGATATTGTGTATGTGGATTCGCCTAAACAAAGGGCAGATCTTAGTGGAGGTAGGTACTCATTCATTGGAAGGATTAAAATTCCAGGACTTTATGCTGAGGATTGTAAATCATATGGAAATGGAACAAGTCTAGACCATGTTGAATCTATTGCAAACGATTTAAAACTAGGAGTTGCAACCAATATTAGTAATACTGACGATGAGATGAACCTGGTTGTACCCTTTAATTCTATGTATGATACATTAGCAGATTTGGTAAGACACTCTTATATTGACGAAGATAGTTTTCAGACTTTTAGCATTGATCCATACTACTATATCAACTATGTTAATTTAAATGAATTACTTAATTCAGAGGAAACCCTCGAGGACGCTATAATTGCATATGACAAAGAAATGACTGACATGCCATCTGCTACAATTGATGATGCAATAAATCAGGGTAAATTGCCATTATTGTTATCAAATCATATTAGAGATTCGGGAACCAATCGTCAAATAACATCCCAATCTCTTATAAATATGGCCGGAGCTTCTGCTAAAAAGAACGGATACAAGCGAGTGTTACAGTATTATGAAAATGATTCTGATGAAGGTTTAGTATCTCACAATATCGAACCTTTAGCAAGTAAAAATATGAAGGATATCGAAGAGCCTATGAAAGGCCGAAGAGATGAGGACAGGTATAAGAATGAAATTAAATATAAATACGTTGGTAGAAAATCAGGAGATCCTGAAACATCAAACGTACATCTTAACTATGAATACGCTGCAATTGCAAATGTACAAAACATGGATGAAGTTAAAAAAATGTCTTTAAATATTGAATTAGAAACTTTTAATCCCGCAATACACAGATACCATAAAATTCCGGTTGCAATATATACAAACGAACAGGACAGAATGATTGCTGATAAAACAGTGAAAGATTTAAAGGAAGAGAGAGGATTTAATGGTACTCAAAAGGTAGAGGATTCAGATTTAACAAATTCAGGAACGTATGTCCTTGATAATTTTTTAAGTGGATATTATGTGGTGGGTGGAATAGTATATACATATAGTGCGGGAGATGTTTCAGTTAAACAACGCATAAATTTACTAAGAAGAGAATGGCCAAGCAGGGTTAATAATATTAATAAGGAGACAGTAACTCCTATGAAAAAGGTTCCAGAGGAACCTGTTGCTCCACCGGTAGTACCTGATACAACATCTGACGTTGCAAATAAAAAATATAGAGGTAAGAAGGTATCAAAACCACCTAAGGAGCTTGTGGAAGCAATGAAGAGATATGGAATAGTATCTCCATTGGAAAGAGCTCACTTCCTATCACAGTGTGCACATGAATCAGGTAACTTTAAGTGGGTAGAGGAATTTGCATCAGGCATAGCGTATGAGGGTAGAAAGGATCTTGGAAACGTTAGACCAGGTGACGGTGTAAAATTCAAAGGTAGAGGTTATATACAAATTACAGGGCGAAGTAACTATACTAAATATAATACATATCTGAATTCGAAACCCGATGGTAAAAACATAAATGTGCTCATAGATCCGGATATATTGAAAACACCATATTACGCAGCAGACTCTGCTTGTTTTTGGTGGAAAAAAATAAACAGTAGAGTTTCCGGATTAGCCAATCTAGGATCTACCAGTGCTAATGTTCTATCTGTTTCAAAGGCAGTAAACGGCGGAACAAACGGACTAAAGGATAGACAGGAAAAATTCATAACATACTGGAACGACATCGAATTAGATAATACTGCATACGCATAAACAAAAAATGAAGTGTAACAGAAATAAAGATAAATAATACATGTCAGATTTTAAAAACATAAACGACTTTAGAAAAGGTTCATATAGGACGTTTCCGTATCAGGATCCTACCTATCTTTCATTTGCATTGCTATTCGACTGGTATAATCCAGAGGATTCGCCATTGTTAGCAGGTCCAGCTCAATCTTTTTTAGAAAAACTCGCAGAATCTGATGAATTTTATCAAGAACGATTAGAAGATCTTAAAAATTTTAAAGATGCTCTTAAAAAAATTAATGTTGAGATGCCATGGTATTGGCAAAGCTTAAAGGGTCTTGAGAAGCTTCAGCAATATAACCCCGAAAACGCATATTTGGGAGGTGATGATGCTAAAATAGAAATTGAAACGTTAGAATCGCTTAACCTACCGATTGCAGGTCTTATGCATTTATATAGGAGAGCTGCATTTGATGAGAGAAAATGGACATGGATTATTCCTAAAAACCTCAGAAAGTTTAAAGTTTATGTTTACGTAACAGAGGTTAGATCAATCCAAACTAACGTAAGTACAAAGGTAGGAGGAATACCAAATAAAGCAAATAAAGCTGCTATTACAGGATTTCCTGATAATTTTAAACCTACTATTGATTCACAGAATGAAAATGCAGACATAATGGGACCAAGCGGAAGACCATATTTTATGATTGGTCTTGGATACTGTGAGTGGGATATGACCACTGGTACTAACATATTTGCAGATCTTTCTAAAAATCCTGAGGTTGCAGCAAACACAATCACATTTACATATGAAACGCTTTCAAGAGTAGAGGCAAGAGTTCTTAATGGTATTATAAAAAAACAACCAACATATTCTACGGGTTATCTTTCACCTGCCCCTGACAGTGAGTATTTTGAAGATTCTTCAAAATCACCCCTTGAGTTTGCAAAGGAAAAGGCAACAGGAAAGGCAAATGAATTTAAAGATAAAGCAAAGGCAGCTGCAAAAAAATTAGCAGAAGAAAAGAAGAGAGAACTTGAACAGGAACTTCGAAACAGAACAGTTAATAGAATTCCATCAATGGAAAATGTTTTCTCTAACTTTGTGAGAAATGTAGATGCTGCTACTGATATTAATCAAGTCACAAAGAATATTGGTAACAATATTAATTTAAATGTGTTTGGTGATATGAGTGGAAGTACGATTGGAGAAGGATTACAAAGAGCGGCAACAAGAGCGCTAGGAAATGTATTTGATTAATGGCAACAGATAAAGAATTAGACAAAGATAATATTAGAGAAACCCACTGGATTGGTGAGGTTGTTGATAACGCTGACCCAAAATTCTTGGGTCGTTGTCGTGTTAAGGTGTTTGGTAAATTTGATAAGTTACCAAACGATGCAATTCCATGGGCAACTCCTATGAATTGTGACTTTGTTGGTTCTCATAATCCTCCGAATATTGGGACTGTTGTTGCTGTTCGATTTGACAATGGTAACATATATCACCCTGAATATTGGTTTCAAATTAATCAAAGTAAAGCGCTAATAACTGATGTCCTAAAATCATCAGCTGCGGCCCATGACGTGGTTTCATTAATATATGATGAAGTACGTAACATTCGAATATATCATTCCCCTGAGGATGGACTGGTCATAACACGAGGATCTGGGGCAAAGGAAAGACCAATCATACAATTGGATGAAAATGGAATTATAAAAATATCATCTGATAACAAGATATTTTTAGATGCTGGAAATATATTTCTTTCAAATACAGGAGAAGGATCTGAAGATGAAAAGGAACCTGCGGTTAGAGGTAAATCTTTAGAAACGTTTCTAGAATCTTTCAAAGAATTATATAATACACATATCCATCCAACACCTGCTGGCCCTAGTGGAGTTCCAGTTGCACCATGGGCACCAGTACATTTACCATATCAGCAAACTGGAAAATAAATAAAAGAGAATATATATATATATTCAAAGGACATGTTAACGTTTTGAGATAAAGATATATAATTCTATAAAACATATAGTAAATGCCTGCACAGTGGCCAATATTCATAAGTAACGTTTCAAATAAAATGCTCAGTAGAACTTCTACAGGGCCTAATGATTTCGGTATGTTCGTTGCTAATGAATATTTTAGAGCCATTAAAACTGCCCAAATACCAAATGGAAACATACATTCGCCTGGAGATAAAAAAATACTTGAAGTAGGTTTTACTCTTGCATTCGATACACTATACAAATCAACAGAACCAAGGCTTGAGGATAAATTCGAAAATTCCATATATGCGGATATGTTTGAACCATTTCCAAAGATTGATTTAAATCTAGACCCTCTATGTGATATGGAGAAATGGACTCTTGAAAATAAAAACAAAATAGAACCTTTTTTATTTTATCAGCTCTTTCCATCAACTTGTCCAAATCCAAATATAGTAGAGGAGACCAATCTATTTGGAGAAATTGGAGTTACTTCCAATAATGATACAGATAACATGAAGGTACCATCAGAAGTTACCCTGAAGGTAACTGGAGGCGATGGGGTTGCACCGTATGAAATTACTTATAGATTAAATGGAGTGCGACTAAAGACCACCACGGATTTACAGGGTGTCTCTAAAGTTAGGATCCCAGTGATACCTGGAAAATACAGATATATTTTTGATAGCGCAATAGATTCTACTGGAACAATAGAGTTAAAGGATGTTAATCAAAGTCTCACTATTGTAATAATGCCAGACGGAGTACCTGGGGATATTGTAATTAAATCAAATGCCAAACGACAAATTGTACCGGAAATGAATGAAGGCACTAGAGTAATAGCAGTTGCTAAGAGAGTGTTGGGCCAAAATGACGGGACTATAGAATTTAGAAGATGGGTAGAAAATATAGATATTAATAAACCTGATACGTTTATATCGAAGGTCAAGGATCAAGTGATATTATGGATGGACAATGGTACAACGTTCCGAGAAAATCTAAACAGTAGAATATTTCAAGAAGAAAGCAAAACATACCCTGATAGAATTCCTGCATGGCTAACAATACCATTTATTACAACATTAGTATATACTCAACAAAACAAATACTTAAGTCTTAACGAATATAAAAGGGATAATTTGTTAGATCCAACTGGTCTATTATATGGCCAATATCTGCGTAGAAAGGACAGTGAGGCATCTAATACTAAAAAAATACAATATATCGTTGAGAGGGATAGGTTCGATTCGTTAAAGAGGCAATGGGTCAATGAAACTGCAGACGCAAATAGGACTCAAGCGGATGGTTGTAATGGTAATGATGCATATTGTATAATGGCAGATACTATTATTAAATATTGGATATCGACATCCACTCAGCCATTTAACCCTGCACCGCCAATATTACCATGTAACATCCCCTCCCCTGGTACATTTATTCCAATATCATATGGTAATAAACAAAGACTAGCGGATGACCTGAGAAGAGCATGGAATACAGGCAAGCAGTTTAAAACAGATCCATCACTTGAGACTGCAGTTAAAGCAGTTGCAACTGCAGTTGCAGTATCATGCTCAAAACATTTAAAGGATTTAAAATTCATATACAATGGCCAATTGTCAGCAGGAACTTCCGTTACTCCTATGATAGGATTTAGTCCATTTACATTCTAGAAAAACATATATATAATCATATAATTTATTAACACTTTAACAAACAAAAAAAATGTCAAAAAAACAAATTGCAAATGAAGGTTTATTAGGATTTGATTGGGATGCTCACTTAGCGGATTGTCCATCAGCTTACAAAAAACCAAACCCTCATGTAAAAACAAAGAATGGTCACAAAGTTTATTCAAGAGAGCCCTACGCTCAAGAACTTTACAACCTAATGGAAAATGCGTTCGCAACAACCCAAAACGTATTTTCGGTTAACCCTGGAGAAACACATAGCGGTATAGTATATGCAGTAGATGTTGAATGGGCTTCAATTGATATTGGCCACAAAGAAATGGTTTATGTTAATATGGCAAAGGAGACAGCAATTTCAAAGGCAAAATTAGTACCAGGTACTGAGGTATCTGTTGAAGTATCAGGTGACAGAACAAACAAAGGATTTATCTTAGGATCTGTTGATGCTGGAATTAAAGCTGCAGTTCTTAGAGATATTTTAGAATCGATCGAAGAAGGTAAAACAGCATACGTCGGAACTGTGACTGGAATGATTCCAAACGGAGGGTATTTCGTAAATGTACAAGGAGTGGATTGTTTTATGCCAGGTTCTCTTGCGGGAATTAACAAACTTGCAGAATTTGAATCTATCTTAAACACTCAAATGTATGTAGTTCCTATGAGCTATTCGACAGAAAGAGGAACAGTTATTGTTTCACATAGAAAATACCTACAGGCAATGATTCCTGGTAAAGTAGAAGAACTTAGAAATTCTATTGGAGAAACTAAAAAAGGAAATGTTACAGGTTCTGCAAAATATGGAGTATTCGTTGAATTTGATGGATGTTTAACTGGTATGATTTATGCTAATGACTTAACCAGTGAAATGGCTAGAAAACATAAAGCCAGAGAAATTAATCCCGGTGATGAGATTGAATTCAAAGTAAAAGAAATTATCAGTGATACTAAAATTACTTTGACTCAATTGGATGTTGTTGAAACTGTAGATCCATGGAAAGAAATTGCAGGAAAGTACAAATCATTCCCAACTGAAGTTATTGGTACCATTAAGTCCGTGAAAGATTATGGTGTATTCGTAGACATTGGAGATGGTATTGTAGGATTGTTACATATATCTGAATTGCCAGAGGGTATAGAAATTGATTCACTCACAAAGAACAGTCCAATTACTGTACAAATCACAAGAATAGAAGTTGACACAAGAAAAGTTTTCTTAAAACTATAATTGTTAATAACTTTTTGAAAAATAATAGCCCAAACATTTTTTTGTTTGGGCTTTTTTGTTTATATTTACATTATAATTAAAAAAACAAATATATAACGTATGAGCAAAATTAAAACATATTCACAGTTCTTAAACGAATCAAAGGAAAATAATATTGTTAATGTTATTTTGGATGCATTAGAACCTACTGTTTTAGAAATGGTTGCTGCTACTGAAACATGGTTTGTTAAAACATTCAACCAAGAATTTACTAAGTATGACAGAGAATCTGCAAGACTTAATCTAATCTTTGATATGGTTAAAGCTGTTGAAACTTATACACAACCAACTGATTCTTTACTTTCTTTAAACGTTAGTAAAAGTGCTAAAGGAAATATTGAAATAAATGCACAAATCCAGAGAGATGGAGTTGCATATAATTTTGCGACTGAAGCTATTTATGCAGGTGGTCACAATATCCAAAGACTTCATTATAGATATATTACAAAAACAAGCATTCCTAAAACTGGAGCTTCTACGATTTCGAAAGAATATTCTGACAAGATTAAAAAAATGTCTAAGGCTGAAAAGTTAAACAATGACATTAAACAATATGAGGCCAGAATTACAAAGGCATTAGAAGATGTTAAGATGAATTCAAAACCAACAGATAGTGAAATCATTCAAATATTAAAAGATAAAAACGATTGGTATGAATGGCCAACATGGTCAGAGATTATAAAGAGAGATGCTGCCAAAAATTACAACAATGACGAGGCATATTACAATCAAGAGATGGAAGATGGTATTGCTAAAAAAATAGAAAGTTGGAAAAGAATCAACATTACCGGGAAAGAACAATCAATCGTCGATTGGACTAAACAAATTAAAAAACTACAAACTAAACTGGATTCTATGATGTAGTTATTTACTTGGATATATAACCTAACGTAAGTTAATATATCTAATAGTAAATGAATAACCTAAACGATGCAAACATTTTGCAAAATGCCTTAGTCGGTGTTGAATTTGAATTTTATTCAAATTTGTCAGCTCAAGAAACTGCAGATCAAATTGCAAAGCTTCTTGGCAAAAAGATACATGTTGAGATAAAGGCACATAGTGATTTTGAAGTAACTCAAGATGAATTTAAAATAGAACCTGATATGTCGGGAGGTGCAAAGCTTCTTGAACTTGTTACAGGTGCTCTTCCATATTTTGCAGCAAGATTAATGATAATCGATGTGTGTAAATGGATTGAAGAGAATGGATATACTAATGACCGTTCCTCGATTCACCTGAATATTTCCTTTGACAAATCTAAAATAGAGAATAAATATAGAATCTCTAAGATGAATACTCTTAAATTCATTCTAGATTTTAACGAGGAGCAGGTTTTTAAATTCTTTCCAAAGAGAGAGAATTCAGCATACGCAAAATCAATCAAATTCGTTTTACCTAAAGAGGACACATATTTCTTTGATGGTAAATATATCAACCAACAAAACTTCATCTACCCAGATACTAAATACTATGGTATCAATTTCGAAAAGAGACATAAAAACTATTTAGAGTTTAGATATGTTGGTGGCGCTGATTGGGAAAAGAAAACAACTAAAATTTTACATCTTGTCGATAGCTTCATATTACAATTATGGAAATCAACAGATAACCATGAATTTTCAGGATTGAATGCAATTGAACTTAAGAAGATAATTTCTAAAAATCAAAGAATAATTGACGCACGTAAGGATTGGAAAACAATCAAAGACAATTGGAAGCATGTTAAATTTACAGTAGATTTAAATGACAACCCAAAGGTAGTAGATCTTTATTGGCCAAGTGTTAAAGAACATGTGATGAAATTGTTTACACATGGTACCCTATCAAAAGGACACATTAATTATGATTCAGATAGTGGGAGAATACAGGTATCTGGTGGAAAACTAGAGTATTGTGTAGATTTACATGGGTATGAATTCGTTGGATGTTTCTTAAGAGGAGAATTCTCAGAATGTGATATGTATGGATGTGATATTCATGGTTCAGATATTCACTATTGTAACTTTTATTCAAGTACTCAGCTGAATTCAAGTAAATTAGACACATCATATGTACATGGATCTTGTGTTGCAAGCGATTGTTATGTATATGGTAAAGGAGTATTTAAAGGAACAATGCATGGTGGTATTTTTAGAGAAGGTACATACGATAAAAAACTTGCAAAATTTAATGATGTTGAAATCATTAAGTACAAATTAATATAAAAATAAAAATAAGATAATGAGTAACATACTAGTAGGAAACGATGATAGCTTAATAGATCCATCATGGGATACTGAGTGCTTTAATACCTTTGTCAACGAATTAGCAGATGAAATTACAGGATCTTGTATGATTCCGATGAACCTTCCAAAAAAGGAGGTACAAAACATTGTCAAACGTGCAAAGAAATGGTTCTATAAAAATTACGAGTACTCTGTTAGGGAGAACTTCATGGTTTTGCCAATTGCACTATTTTCAACGGATCATTTTAAAAACACTAGAAGTTTTACACTTCCGGCTATGGATGCAATCACAGGAGGAAACGAAGTTTATTCAGTGTATGGTTTATTTCAAACCGGAGCAAATTGGGGAGGTTCAATGGACATTAACTTTACACAGGGTGATTTTGCCGTTGAAAGAATGTTAATGGGTGGAATGTATGGTGGTTCTAAAACAGCGGATGCTGCTGAGAATTTACAGTACTACGTAATCAATGAAAGTTTCTTTGATTTGGCTAGACAAATTATTCACAATCCATTGAGTTATCAATATAATCAACTAACTCATGAGCTTAGATTCACGGGAGAAACCCCAACAAGGGATGTTATTTTAGAGGTTTATGAAACTATTCCTGAATGTGCATTATTTTCTGATGAAGCATTCTTTAGATATTGCGCTGCAAAAATAAAAATATCATTAGGTCAGAAATTAGGAATCTTTGGATTTGCCCTTCCTGGTAATATCACTGTTAGTCCTGATTTAATACAAGGATTAGGAGAAGCTGAATTAGAAGCTGTAATTGAAGAAATAAAAAGTGACGAAGGTACCGACTGGATGATGCATTCTTAAAAGAATATATAAAATATGGAATTATACATAAAAGATATTAATGACCCGAATTATGATCCTCAACAGATTCAATCTGATGAGGAAATTTCCATGTTGTTAACTCAGATAGAAGTAATGTTATTCACAAGAAAAGGTGAAGTGCTCGGTGATTCAGATTTTGGAGCTAATTTAGAAGATTATGTATATTCATTTATGTACAATGATCAAATGATCAAATCTGTAATAATAGAACAGCTTGAAAGATATATTCCATTGTCAAAAAAATTCAATACTCAAGTTTCTGTTGAATTTGCACAAGAAACCGAAAGAAACCTAGTGTTTGTAGATATAATTGTTGACAACAAATATCAAATCAGTGTTTCAATATAAATAAAATATAAAAGTAATGCCAAATTTTAATTTTTTATCAACGTCTAGGATCAAGACCACTGAAATGATCGCTGACACTAGATCATATATCTCAAGAATGTATGGTAGAGCTAATGAATTGTTTACATCAGCCTCTCCGTTTTCGCAAATACTTGATGTTTTAACGCAAATAACTAGTCTGATCTTTTATTATATAGAGGACTCTACAGTTGAGCAAAGCATTCTAACAGCGCAAAATCCTGAGTCGATATATGGACTATCTAGACTTGCTGGTCATGATTCTTTTAGAGGATCTGCGGCTTCTGGTGAAATTAAAATAAGATTAAATACTACGGCATTTAACGATATTAAAGGAGATTCATTAAATATATTAGCTAATACTACGATTATTTCAAGTAAGAACGGTCTTAAATATATTCTGAAAACAAACAATGATCAATTTAGAATAGAAAAAAGTAATGCAAATTACCTATATATTCCAATTGTTCAAGGAAAACTAGAATCCCAGATATTAACAGGTACTGGTGAAAAGCTACAATCATTCAATGTAGTTATTAAAGGAAATACAGATCATCACGCGGTTAGAGTTAGCGTTAATAGCGAACTATGGACTAAATACGATTCATTATATGATATGAAAGTCGGTACTAAAGGATACTTAGTAAAAACTGGTATAACTGGAGGTTTAGATATTTATTTTGGAAATGGATCATTTGGTGCAATTCCAATAGCAGGTGCTTCGATTTCGGTAGAATATTTAGTTAATGAAGGTGCTAGAGGTAATTTATCTGGGTATAAAGATTTAAATTTCACATTTGAAACAGAAGGATTTGACTCTCTTGGAAATTCAATTAATTTAAATAATATGCTAGAGTCAACGTTTACCGCTGCACCAAAGATGGGTGCAGATCCTGAAAGTATAGAATTAACAAAGTTAATTGCGCCGCTACAATCACACTCGTTTGTCCTAGCAACACCAAATAACTATGAACATTTTCTATCTAGATATGGAATGTTTTCATACCTTGATGCATATAATACAACAGATGACGGTTATCTAGATGATGATAACATCATATACTTATTTATGTTACCTGATACTGCAAGAAAACTAAATAAGAACAATGATTATTTTAATTTAAACCAAGAGGAATTCTTTTTCTCTGAGGATGAAAATAACGGAATCTTAGAAACATTAGAAAAAAGTGGTCAACAAATGGTTACTACTGAAGTTAAGATAGTTAAACCAAAGGTTCAATATTTTAGAATGGATGTTAAAATTAGATATTTTGAAGGTTATAACAAACAAAGTTTGTATACTGAAATTCGTTCAAAAATTTCAAGTTATTTAATAAATATAACAAGAAGAGACAGATTACCAAAATCAGACATTATAGCTCTATTAGAAGGTGTTGAAGGAATTGATTCTGTAAATATTAGATTTGTTTCAGAAACGGAAGAAACTGCAAGAAGGCTAGGTTACTATGTATCAGAAACGGTTACAGTAACTCCAAGTACTCCAGTCTTAGAAGAGATTGGTAATGGAAAATCAAAATTTGTTTTCTTTAAAAGAACTGTAACAAAAAATCAAGTTAACTTCGAACCAGGAGCAGCATTGCCAGAAGGGGTAATTAATTTAGATTCATTTGGAGATATTATTCTTGAAAAGGAAGAAGTTGCTCTATTCAGAGGTGGTTGGGAAGATAGAGATGGTATCACTGTAATTGACGATGCAAGACTAGGAGAACAGGCTGCTTTATCAATTTACTTTGATGAACCGGCAGTACCAAATACAGTGTTTTCACAAATACAAGCTAAAAACAGAAGGGCATTATAATGGATCCATTTAAAGATTTATTTAAAGTAAGAAGAAAAAGCAACTATGATGTTAGGTTAAATGTCATGGATGACCGAAAGAATTTAGGAAATAATTACAGAGAAAATGTTCTTGTGAATTCTATTTCTAAGTACATACAAAGAAATGATATGATGCATGATTTTGTGATATTGGTTCAGCATTCGATTGCTGATCTAATTGATGCTGTTTCATCTTTAAAAGTTTATAAATCATACACTATTAAGAAAAACGATAAAAAAGTTAGATAATAATGACATACAATAATTTAATATTTTTCGATAGCGAATCTAATGAATTAAATCTAACTTATGATTTAACAACTGATCTATGGGAAGGTGTATGCTATTTACCTAGAGTATCGACAGGATTGTATGAAACTCTTTCGCTCTATATTTTAGAAAAAGTACAAGGTGAATTAGGAAATGAAAAATTTGTTACTCCTATTTCTGATGTAACTCAAGTATTCTTCGACTACGAATTTAACGTAGGATACGATATAAGTGAAGACATATTCTTATATAGTACTTATTCTAAAGACGGCAATGTATTTGTTCAAAAAGATTCTAAAAAAACAACACAACTAGCAGATAGCGCACAGAAAATTGGATTTAATCAGACGTCTGGTTTAACTATAGTTAATTCTAGTGCAACATCTGTTCCATTGTCTTGTAATATTGCAATGATGAGCGAGATTGAAGGATATCACACGAATGTGTTAAGTATTTTTTCATACACTGATCAGAATAACAGAACACTAATTGCAAACATTAGAATATATGGTGAAACTGAAGCTGAAGATGAAAGATTAAATGTTCTTCTTTCTAATATAGGAATGGAATTTGATAATTCAGATTTCTTTATTTTTAAAGACACTAACATAAATGAATTATCGCCAGACAATATAATACTTAATGCGAAAAGAAAAGAACTACTTTTACAAGCATCTCAGATAAAACCGTTCGTCGGAACTTATAAGGCTCTTTTGAATGCAATCGATTTTTACGGATACAATAAACTAACTTTAAAAGAATATTGGTTAAATATCAATGAGCAGTCTGAATACTTTGGTAAATTAAAAGCGGTTGCAGTACCTAATCAAGATGTTACTGGGTTTTTAGCTAATAAGAACCAAAATAATCAATTGCCTAGTTCAAATCAAAAGAAAACTTCAAGGTTTTCTCTAGTATACCGATTAAATAACGCGACGGGAAATGTCGATGAATGGGATATTCCTACAGTCGAAGAGGCATTTGACTATTCTCCAGATGAAGTGCTAATAAAATTGTACGGTCTAAAGAATAAACTACAAAAGAATTTCCTACCACTACAAGCTAAAATAGTAGATATTACAGGTGAAGGTGATTACTTTTCTCAATTTAATCAAAACGTATGGAATAATCAGCATATTATTAAGAAACAGACATCTGGCGTTGATGTTGATTTTAAAAAGTATCCAGAACAGAGACAACTTTTTATAGAAGATTTGCGTAAAGTTGATTATAGATTAACTGGAATTAATCAAGATTTTTTACAAACAAATAATAGAGTAGAAGAACATATATTAGTTTCACCAAACTACTCAATAATAGATGGGTACGCTAACAATAGACTTACTATATATGGTGCTGATCTTAGCGGGCAGATTTCAACAACATACTCATACATGTATGATGGTAACGTATTTAATAGAGCAAAGGTTATTTCGGTAACATACGACGGAGAAAATACTATAATCGACACTGATGAGGAGATATTATCGACTGAGGCTTCGATGTCACCTTCTACTTTTACAATTTTTAATAATGTTGCGGAGATCTTAACTGAGTCTATTGCTAATTTTTATGGAGATTATTATGATGGCGATCTATCTACTTTTAATACTGTTGCCGGGATTCCAATAGGATGTCCGGTTGTGTTAAATATAGAATCTTATAAAGATAAGTGGGATGACGCGGAATTCACATGGATGGATTCTGGTAAGAAGTATTCTGGTTTTGATATGTATAATTTTTACGAAGATTTTCCAGCACATCCGACAAATCCTTCTTTAAACTACTATGACTATTTAAAATCTAATGAGGATTATGAGTTTTTGACATGGGAAAACTGGTGGCATGCTAATATATATGAAGTTGAATGGGTTATTAGTGGACCTAATAATTATTTAAAAGAATTTAGAGGATCTATAGAGTCCTATTCTACATTTCCGATTACTTTGCCGTTCGCTGGAGATTACTCGATTGAACTGAACTTATATGACTTATATAATTTTAAAAGTACTTATAGAAAAAAGGACTATATTAATGTTAAGAATAAAAACGTCGAAGTGTATGGGATTTATCAAGAACTAGCAGAGAAAAAATCATGGAATTTATATAAAAATAAATGGGATTCTGCAGGTTCAGATTGGAATACTAGTTCTGAAAATGAGATCGAAGTTGACGATGTCCTAGCCACTTACTATTTAACATTAGATAGGGCAAATTATATCCAAGACGATCAATTTGGTCGTGAATTTTCTACAGTTAGAAGATTCATTGATGCTAATTCAATCACAGGGTTTAGTGAAACTACAGGACCTTATGTTTTTGACGAATTAAAAGAACATTTATGGAATGATGGTTCTAAAATATCATGGGATATGACTAGAATTGGAGCAGACATTAACTCTTCGTTTAAAATTAATTTAAATGGAGGAGAAAACGGTCACTTTATGTTTATTCAACACGACAATCCAATAACTAACGAAAGTATCGACGATATATATCAAATAGTATCGCCAATGCCGGTTGATAATACAGATGTTGATGCATGGTTCTTAATAGCAGAAGAGTTACAAAATCTAGATCCGACAGAACATCCGTTATTTGCTAAATTTAACTATAATGTAATTGGAGTAGATTCTGACAATAACGTATCTACTGGAGAAACTACAATGGGATACGATAGATGTGATTATATGTTAATTGTGGCAATTGAACCTTCTAGATCTTATGAGTATACGTCAGTTGGATTTAATAATCCATTATGTGGTGAAGTTGTTGCTAATTCAGAAATACATTTTAAGAGTTATAATCCAAATTTTAATAATTTAAAAATGATTAGATCTCATGAAAGAGTTAATTTATTGAATCATGTTACGTTTTCATATGATACTACAAAGATGCCAGGTATTGTTTCTCAAAATTGGAGATTAAAAAATAATACTTTAAATGTTGATGATATATATTATAATAATCAATGGTTGACTTATTTGTTCAAATACCGAGGAGAATATGAAATTCAACTTGAATTAATTGATTTAAATGGAAACAAAAACATAATAAACAAAAACATAATAAAAATCATATAAAAATGGCAAGTATTACACCAATCTTAGGTACCGACAGTCTTTCATCTTCTAGAATTGTTCTTAATAATAATTTTGAATCAATCAGAACTGAGTTAGTAGGTATTTCATCGTTATTAAATGTAACGGGACAAACTTTACAATTAACTGGAGGAATAACATCTTCCACATTATCAGTTTTAAGCGGAGCAACTAATTTATTTTTAGCTAATTCGACAAATGTTATTTCTTACGTAACACATGTATTTAAACAAAATGCTATTTTCGAAGCTGGAGTTATTGCATCAGTAAATGGAACTTCTGTTTCACCTAATCCGACATTACCAACAGTAAACAACTGGACAAACGAAACTTACTTTGTTGGACCTGGCGTATTTGTACTATCTGGAGCTGCTGAAGGTCAAAAAGTAACTCTTATCGCTGCGGATATTGCTGGTTTTTCACTAAATAATGCAGAAATAGCAGGAGAATCAGTAGACCTTGTGATTACACAGGACAAAACTATATCTTTACAATATTTAGGAACTAGCTGGTATGTTATTTCTAAAAACTAATATATACATTATATAAAATAAAAAGCATAAAATGGCTACACCATTAATTAGAATTCCACAAGAACAAGGAGGTACTATGTACGCGTTTTCTAGTGCAGCTAGAGATTTGACTAGAGCATATTATAACCCTGATTTAATATTTGAATATTCAAAGTTTGCACTTTTAGATATTCCAGTAGTTGCTTCGCCTGGTGAAGGATCTACAAATAACTATATTCAATTTGGTAATTTATTTAATGGAACCCAGCCATATGTCGATAATGAAGTCGATGATGCTAATGTTCATTTTGCACAAACATTTCAAAATTATGCATTAAACTTTGAGAATTTTATTCTTACTGATGATGATTTTGATTCTACAATATACTCTTCTGATTCTGAAAAAATATTCTTTAAGTGGTTAAACCACATAGGAGCGTTTAGAGTCAAAGGAGCAACAACTCAACAGGCATCCAGTTCTTATTCTAGAGCTATTGAATTAGATGATTCATCATCAGTTGGTAGTGAATACAGCAAGGTTGTTAAATATGTTGGAACTATTGACGTTTCTAACGATAAGAATTTTGAAGGAGAAGTATATAATGAAATATTTATAAACGTACCCTCTTCTGTCGGATTTACTCCAGAAATTCTTTTTAAATCTACTAATTTTAATACAACTGCAACGGCATATTTGCCAATAGATGAAATTAATGGAAGATCTGGACAAAACCACCCTGATTCTAATCTAGGTTTAGATGCTTTAGGCGATAATGCAGCCGGAACAATTGACTTAAGTAGCAATGATCTATATAATTACGGTATTGAATGGAATCCTGAAATTTATTCAAAAATAATAAATGATCCAAAATTAAATAGTCTTTTAGAATATTCACAAAGAGGTGGAGACTTTAGATTTAATGCTATTCTTGTTTATTATGATTTACATTCAAAATCAAACACGGCGAATAGATCAACTAATTTATACGGTATCATATTATTAGATAATTTTAAAAATGATCCAACATCAACTGGATTTTATATTCCAGAATTAACTAAATACAAACCAAACGAAATTACAGGGTTGAATGGTAATGCATTTGCCCTAAAATTAAATGTTAAATTTAATTCTTCATTAGATAATGTAGGAGTTGAGAATAATATCAATGATTATTCTACATTCTCAATGGACATATTTTTAGATACTACAAGTGCCCTAGACGGCGCAGTAGCTTTATTAGTCGAGGCTAATACTAGATATACTGATATTGCTAAAAGATTAGAATCACTAGAAAATTTAATGCTTACTACCAGAAATGATGGTAATTTATTAGATAGAATTAGTTCTTTAGAAGATGATGTTATAAACGCGTCTTTGAATTACAATAGTTCTTCATCAATTTTAGATATGATATCGTCTGCTAATTCCAGGATTAATCAAATAATAAGTGGTGTTATTCCAAGTGAAGTTCAATACAACACTGATGTTATTAAAGCAGGTGAAGGTGTTATTATTGACAAATCAGATCCGAAGTACATTAAGATTGTTAATAATAATGTAGGATACACGTTAAATGAAGTTTTTGAATATGATAATTATTCTGAAACTATAGTTTCTTTAAATACTGCGGATAATAAATTTAATCCTATAAATAGTTCGCCAACTTATGGTTTATATTCAAGAATCAAAACATACGAGAACTTAATTAGAATTAATCTACAATACGAAGAGCTACAAGATGATTTGAATATATACTTAGATGATAGTATTAATTCTTGGAAAAAAGGCCAAACAGTTAAATTCTCATTTAAAGATAGTTTACTAAACATAGGAACTAATAAAATTAATATACATACAAAGGAAGCCAATTTATGGGTTTTAAAAGTAAGTATTGACAACAATACAATACTAAGTCTTAAACCATATTTTGAATTAATTTGCATTGATGAAATAAACAAGACATTCGAACTTGAAATTATAAGATAATATGAGCGCTAGCAATTCAATATCACAATTACTTGAACAGTTTTTAGAATTAAACACAAATTCTCTAGAGACTTTTAATAGAATTAATGAGGCAATTACGACAGATAAAGAAACTGTTGTGATTGATTTATACAATAGCAAGACTAATCAAAACGAGTCTATTCAAATACCTGCGTTTGGATATTTGAAAAGAGAAATCGAAAGACTTAATAATAATTTAAATGCTATTAGTGGTGTTAGTGGTTCAGATGCTAATATTAGATTAAAGGACGGATCTTATAGAAGTATATACACTTCTAAATTGAAGAGTCCTTCGAACCCAATAAATTCAATGGCTGCTCCTACCGAATTTGGTACAAAGTTAAATGAATTTTTTGAAGATTTCTTAAATCCTCTATTAACAATAAATGTTGATGTTACTGGACAGATTCCAGTAGAGACTGAAAGAGTTTATATTGAAAGATTTATATTTAACGGAAACAGTGCAAACACTGCAATATTATTTGACGAAAGATACAAAGGATCTAGTGAAATAGTTTATAGCTCGTTTGCTGATGATTTAATAAAAGATGGTCTAGATTATTATTTAGATTCTGAAGTTATTGACATGCCAATTAGAAGCATGCAATATAATGGTAAATTTGATGTTACTAAAATAGATACTGCTCAGAAGTCAGTAATCGTTAACGGCACAACTGAAACTAGATCTATTAAGTTATTTACCCTAAACAAATTAAGTTACACAGACACATCTAAGAATGCAAAGGACACTGAAACTCTGAAGGTTTCTGATTCTTTAATAGTTAATTCTGGTAATTATTCTACAAGATACTTAATTAAATCAATAGACACTGCAACTTCTCAAATAGAATTAGAAATAATTGAAGGTTTTGAATCTATTAGACTAGGCGCAAATCAATTAGGAATATACAAAGCAGTCGATACGGCTTTGAGTATTGAGATTAAAATTGGATTTGACGAAAGACAAGTTATCTTTGTTAAACCAATAGATCCTAATTCTAAAATACCAGCTGAAGAATATTCACCAGGTATTGGTTTTTACTCTAATGAACTATCAATTACCCTAGCAACCGGAGATACTTCTACGCTTGCTAAGTATTATAGAGATGAAGTAGCGGATTTTGGACAATTTATCAAAGCGCTTAAAGTTGATTATATTCCGCCAGCTGCTATTGGTATTATACCTACACCTCCAACACTTGATGTTACTAACTTTAAAGTTGTACAAATAAATAAACATTTAACTGATAATACAACTTCAGATAAAATCAAACAATTGAAATCTGACAAGATCTCGACTGAACAGAATATTAAGAAAATAGATGAGGCGATCAAACAAAAGAAAGCTGTATTAAACACTAAGAAATTTGAATCTTCTGCTGAAAAAGATAATAGAAAAAACGAACTTTTTTCTTTAATCTCAGAAAGAGATAATGAGTCTAAGTTGTATGCATCTATTGTAAGCGATATTAAAGCTTCTGCAGATTCTACTGATATTTCTAGTGTTTCTCCTAAATTTAAAGTAAGAGGATTCTGGGCTATTCCAGAACCGCAACGAATAGGTCAAGAAGTATCTCAACAAATCGTTAGATTTAAAACAAGATACCGATATGTATCAACTACTGGAAAAACTTCAAATGTAGATCAATTAGAGTTTAATGATTCAGTAAATGGAACTACAAAAACAGCGGCTTTTTCAAACTGGAATGAATTAGATGGAATTGTTAGAAAAAGAGAAATAGCATCTTCTGGTAAATATGAGTGGACATTAGAGAATGAAGAAGATGCGCAAGCAATAAACTTTAATTCACTAGACATATCAATCAATCCTGGAGAAATTGTAGAGATTATGATTAAGTCTGTTTCAGAAGCAGGTTTCCCTGCGAATCCTGTCGAATCCGACTGGTCTGAAATTATTAGAGTTGAATTTCCTGAAGGAGAGCTGTCTACGACTTCAATTAGTGATATCACAAAGACAAATGAATTAGATTATATTAAAGTAGGTATTAAGCAGGATTTAGAAGCAGCTGGAGTATACTCTCATGTTGCTGATTCATTCGAGTCTGGAAACGTGGTATATAATCACAGTGCTGAAAGCATTGCATCAGGATTCACAACAGCAACTCAAGGAACTGTTAATGTTTATGAGAAATTATTAAGTCTTCAAAATGAAATATTAAGACTACGTGATATAATTGAAGGAAATGTTGGTGAATTGCTAGTTAACTTAGTTGATGAGGATGGAAATGTTACAAATGTTTCTAATAATACTACTGTAAAATTATTTGCAGGGTACTATACGACAGAATTGCCATCTGATAACTATAAAGGATATATTGTTACTAAGAACTTTAAAATTGAACTATCGAATACAAAAGCAACTGATTTAGAATTAATTTCTAGAATGATAGGAGACACTACTCAGCCTGTTTATGTTTCTTCATCAGATGATGTGTTTGGTTTAGGGACAGGAACTATTGATCCTGCAGTTTCTGCCAATGATTATTATACAAGTGAAGCTCGGTATGATGTTGTTCCGGTAATATATCAAAACGTGTCCAATGCTGATTTAAACGCTTATAATTATTTAAATGATGGGCCTGAACAGTCATCTCAATTAAAAGGACAGTTCATATACTCAAGATTTAAAAATATTGCCAATGACGATGCATTGTACATTGGGGATGATATTGATGTGCTTGATACTTCGGGATTTGACATAAATGAATATGGAATTTCTCATCCTGTTACGGGAGTAGTTACAACAGATGGTGTTAAAAACTTTAATACTGCATCAATTCCTACTGGATCTGAATTTACAACAATAGGCTCAAGCGCTGTAAATGATTTCACATGGAATGGAGCTTATAGTGGTGTAACCCCATTGCTTACTAAAATAGGAGAACCTGGTGGAATAACTCTTGAAGACTATGACAATGGTATGTTCATGCACATAGATCATCCATTAATTAATACATCAAGTCCTCTTACCGCTATAGATATTATAAGTAATGGATTAGTTGGTATGCCTAAAACAGCAGCAAGAAAGGCTAATGATTTTAATGGCAATCAACAAACTCCTTTAAAATTAGTAAAGACTATAAATGCATCAAATGTTACTGCACTTAGAAAAACTATTAAGAATTCGTTTGAACCAAATGATCAATATTTATTAGGTGGACATTCTTGTGGATCATTCTTGTATATCTCTCCCCTAACTAAAGAATATTTATCGGTAGACGCTAGCAACAAGTCAGGTAAAAAGATAATTCCAGGAGGAAAGGCTAATTCAATTTCTTTAGATCTTATATTTCAATACAGAATGACAGATTACAACGGAGCAGGAAGTGTCGGTATCGGAAGAGTTGGAGGAATTATTAGCAATATACTAAATAATATTACATATTCTAAGAAAATAGGATTGGATATTATTGATAGAAACGGTTTTGATTTTAAATTTGATATTGAAGTTTACGCAAAATACAAACCACTTGGTAAGAACATCAATAATATAACAAGTACTATGCTGTCTAATTATAATAGCGGCTCTGCGGCAACCGGAATCGGTAAAAGAAGATACTTATCTGATACGATTGACTTTGCTGCTCCAGAGATTTATGATTTTAGGTAGTATATCAAATTAACCATGTAACTCTTCTTATTTAGTCTCACAAAATCGTGATATATAATACAAATAAAAAGAGTTATATTACATGGCTATCATCATTAATACTGGTATTGAAAGCAACTCAATAGACAATAAATCTTTCGCACTTTTAAGAACTAATCCTAAATTAACAAGTAACGTAAAACTTGTGGTTGATTCTAGTTCTAATCTATTCTTGAGTTCATTTAAAGCAAATAAAGAACTATCTAAAGTTGAATATCAAAAATATCCAATAGATCCGAAGGGTGAATTTTCAATAGACATTTCAAGATATTACAAAAAACTACCAATATCTTCTAGATATCAGGTTTTAAGGAAATATTCAGATGTTGCAATTTATTCTGATTATGAATTCCAGTATGAAGATCAGTATCAATGCGGCGCCTCTTTCAATTCTACGAAATTATATGATGAACAATATAAGATATTTGCCCCAATATGGCTAGATAAAAAGATTCCAAGTAATTTTGTTATCTATCGAGTGTCTTCTGTTGACTACGATAAAAAACATGCTGAAACTACAGAAGGTCAGAACGGAAGAATACTAGAATTATTAAAGAATGCTACAATTGTAAAAACCTTTGATTTATCTATAAAGTCAAACATCGGTAAGTACCTTACAAATCACGTAAATGACAAGCAATTTTCTAAGTCTGCATTAACTATTAATTTTGAATTAGGAGCAAAGTCCTCGTTTAATGGAATTGATATAGTTAAGGGTGGATTTGTAAAAAAGAATGAAATTTTAGAAGAATATTATACTTCTACCGATTATCCTGAAATATTTAATAACGAAATTATTACTGCTGGTTTTGAAAGAAATGGAGTAGTTCCTTCAAATATAATTAATCTTGAATTCTTATTTGATGATGATAACGCTGAAAACTATAAAATATTTAGATACTTTGGATTATATACAGATGCATATGATGAAGGATCTTTTAAACCAAATTATATCAATGGTGTAGGAGAAATAACAATAGATCCTGCTAGTTATAAATCTTTTTATGATTTATCAGGTACGGATCTAAATGATCTTGACATGTTACCAAATGCTACTGATTTATCTTTGCCATCGCTTAATTATGTGAAGGATAAAGAGGGTTATTTTTATCATGTAAATAATCTTGTTAATACTTCTCATATTGAAAGTAATAAAATTACAGTAGCTCTTGATAGAAAAATTACAAGCTTCTTTGAAGGATATTCAAAGACAGGTAGCACTATTGAAGCTGTTTCAAAATCAAATGAATTTAAAGGTTTTATAAAATTAACAATAACACAACCGCCTAGTAATAATGATAAATTGTTTTTATTTGATAAATTTGAATTAGAGATAAAAGATTACAATCTAGGAGGTTTTATTATGATTGCGGATGATTCATTACCTAAAGGAACATTTATCAACAATAGATTTTCTACGAACGGTAGTCTTGCACAAATTGCAGGTTCTTTAAATGGTGCAATCTCTCAGATAGGTGCAGGTCAATATAAGTCATATCTACAAGGTAATTCAATTGTTATTGAGGATTATGCATATGGTAATGGAAAGAGACAAACAGGGTTTGGTGTTTATTCTGGTAATATTTCTGATTTTGTAAGAATAGATTCTGCTGAAAGTAACAATCTTGGACTTACAACACCGGTACAAATTATTCCAACAGGATTTTGTTATTCATTTCTACCTAGCAGCGGTTATTATTTATTAGATTATGTTTTTAATCCTACTAATAGTTATTTTTATGGTTCATTTACGGCATATGATGAAAACGGTGCAACTGTAGCCTATAAGGGTTTAATTAAACTAAATGAAGACCTTACAGTAGATACTTCATTTAATGTAGGAACAGGTGTTAATCAAATACTGTATTCGGGTTCTTCGATTGTACAACAAACTGATGGTAAAATAATTGCAACAGGAACATTCACGTCGTATCAAGGAGTATCAAAGAATAGAATAGTAAGGCTAAATATTGACGGAAGTATAGATACATCTTTTGTAATGGGGTCTGGTTTTAATAACTTTACACAAGGTGCTGCAATCGACTCGAATGGTTCTATAGTTGTGACAGGTATTTTTAGTAATTACAACGGTACACCAACGTATAGAATAGCAAGAATACTTTCTAACGGATCGATAGATTCTTCATTTATTACAGGTTCAGGATTTAATAATACTACGACGAGCGTGTTAATTAATCCTGACAATTCTATGTACGTTGTAGGATATTTTAATACATATAACGGGACAAATGGACTTAATGGAATAATTAAGTTGCTACCTAATGGAACAAGAGATTTTACATTTAATTCAGGTTCTGGTGTAAGTCCATATTTTCCTAATAACGCCAACTACCTTGCGCGAATCGAAGGTGAAACGTCGTTTTATTTAGGAGGATATATTAGTTCTTACAACGGAACGCCTGTTGACAATATTGTAAAAATCCAATCTGATGGATCTATCGATACTAGTTTCGGTACGGGTTCAGGATTCAACGGAGTGAGATTGTATACATTGAACGTAGTTTGGGATGATAAGCTTTTAATAGAGGGAGATTTCACGGAATATAATGGGGTGACATCATATTATTCTATAATATTAAATTCAGATGGTACTGTATATTATGCGTTTGATGAAGATAATATGGGACCGATTATAGTCGGAGACAATTTATTTGCCTCTAACTCTGGCGAATGTATAAAATTAATATACAATCGAGATGGGATCGCAATCCAACCTATGATAAATGCAAAATTTAATGAATGGGACATATCTACTATGATTGGAGGATCGGAGGTCGATCAAGCTATTGTTGTTAAAAAACAAGACATCGGATTACTTCAAGTTGGAGAATTTGTTAGCCAATTAAATTCTAAGAATTTTACTAAAATTATTGAAATAGAATTAGATCCTTTTAATAGCGATCAGTATCGAGTAATTCTAGACAAGCCAACGATTTTTACAAGAGACAATGTATTTGAAGTGTACAGAGAATATGATGTAATTCATGGTAAATTTAGCGCGTATGATTTTAAAGATTTCGATTTCGATTTTTATTCTACCAAGAATTCCGAATTAGGAGAATTAAAATATGAAGTTTTTGAAGGTTACAATACGCCATCTGAATTCTTTACAGGATTAACACCGGTTTTAGAAGCTGATGATATTGAAGATGCTAAGATAATTGATGTATCTTCAGAGTACGATCGTCTTCGAGAAAATGAATTAAAAGAAACTTCGTTAAAAAGTAGAGTAGTTCCAGTTATTAATAAATTTTCTCTTGTTGATGCTACGAACGCAAGATCTCTTGATTATGTTTTAAATGCAAATGAAGCCTTTGGTTCAGATAATTTATCGCCAAATATTAAAATAGCTTCAGTAAGAAATCCTGACTACTTGAATATGGAACATTTCTGTATTAACAGTATACCTGATGGGTACCGATCAGATGTTGAAAAGATAAAAAGTATAACAGGTTTTCTAGATTTTAACAGTAGCGGGGGAATTACCAAAGAGGGACTTAAGACTACTTCTTTTGATTATTTTAAAAGTTTTTTTAAATGGAGTGGTGCAGTAGGGACGAGTGAACTAATATGGATTAACGATAAACGTAAAAAATTATATACTATTTTTAATAGTGGAGGAAGCATTGAATCTGATAATAGCACTGTTTTTAGAGGTTTAAGATATTCTTATAAAAAGAGAAAAGAGACAACACTAAATTCACCGACTGATTTTATAATGACTTCTGAAGTCGTTGATTATAAATTCGGAGTTGTGTTAAACTATACAAATAACGGTATTGAAAATACCGCTCCAATAACGGTCATCAAAAATGATGTGTTTAAATTCATATGCGTTTATATTGATCTAGTGACTTATTCTAACTCTATCAGTAAAATAGATAGAATTTCGTCCTATCTTTTAGATGATTTAATAGAGACTGGGACTACTAATGTAAAAGATATAGATATTCCATTTTTTATAGATTTTAGTGCGTCTATTGTTGGAGAGGAAAACGACAATTGGGTGCTTAGGGCTTCTGAATTTGCGGCTGATCCTGATTTCTTAAAGTATGTAACGCCAGACTCTGATGGAAGATATTCTTCAATCTCGTTTGATTATCTTGGATCAGTGTACTACTGCGATGTTGATAATGTTATTGATTCTGAGAGTGTTTCAATCAAAGGATATCCGTATCTTACATACGATGGTGTAATACAACCTGGTCTGAGATTTGATCCGAATGAATTTGCGTTAATATCGCAGGATCCTGCTGTGTCGCGATTTAAATATATCGAGGGTGGTTCTAATGTATTTAATGATTTATTAGAAAGTATTAGTGCTTACGAGTTTTCTGAAAGGTTTAATAAATTTAATGGTGTGAATTATGTTACTATTGATTCTAGTGGTAATGAAGTACTTAATGATTTTGTTTTGTCTATAGAGGACGGTGTAGAATTTTATAAACCTTCGATAATTACATCAGTATCAGATCCTGAAAAACCAAAAGCATATCAACTGTCTTCGGGTGAAGTCGGTAGAGTTATAGTAGATAGAACCGATGGTGGATATTTAACAGTTTTAAGAAGAATGAACGGTGATTACAATCCGATAGTTAAGGATGTTATAACATTTACGGATATTTATAGTGAAAACAAATTAATAAGACTAGAGAATATTAGTGAAGTTGTTTTAAATAATGCTAGGGAATTGTTAATTTATAATAAATTCAATGATCTTGGGGTAGCTTTTAGTTCTTATAAAAATACAATGGATAATTATGGTTACATTAGTAATTATTTCTATCATAAGGTAAATGATGAAAATGCTAAAAATATAATAAAACTTTCTCAAACATCTGATAAACTTCCACTGTATCCTGCAATCGGAGAGATAGCAATTGATAGGAAGGATATTAACTTATTCAAATCTAAGTATTCTTCGGATTATTTTTCAAAAGCTATAATCGGAGGTAAGAGCGAACCAGCGTATGGTACACTAAGCCCTGTTGAGAAAATAAATTTTATGACTTCTACGATAATGAAAGTTAAAAATGAGTATGATTTGCTTTCTTTTGATAGTAAAGAAGAGTCTTCTGTGAACAGTCTTGATGATATACGAAACAATTCTCTAAATACAAGTTCTATTCATTGGTATGAAAATACAGAAGAGGTGTTTATTGATTTTTATTTACCAAGATCTATTGCACAAGAGCTTATAAGAGATGGTATAAAAAATTCATTTAGTAATTATGTTACTGCTGCTAATTCATTTGGTAATAAAGAGTCAATTGACGATGATTTAGAATTATACATTAATTCAAATATAGTAAGTAGATTTATAATTGATGAAATTCAAATATATGGTATTGAGTCTAAGAACATATCTACTGAATTTATTCCGGTAGCAACAATCTCTGAATTAAGATCTGATTTATACAAGCAACTTTCAAATTACACAATTAAGTCGTATCAAAACGATTCACTTAGTTTTAGATTGATATATAATAAAAGATCTGGGTATTCTTATAAATTTAAGATACACATCAAAATACAAGCATAAAGATGTCTACAAAAATGAAGGAATTATTTAAAACGGATCTAGATCCGAATTCATCTAAATGGTGGTCTACTGATAAGATAGATAAGATCAATTTGAATTTCAAACAATTTTCTGATGGTGGACAGGTTGGTCCTCGTGGATTTCAGGGTGCGTATGGAGTCGTTGGATACGCTGGAAATCAAGGTCCTCAAGGTCCTCAAGGTATTCGAGGTTTTCAAGGAGTTCAAGGAATTTCAGGAGAGAGAATTTGGAATTATTTAGAAGACACAGTTCATAGAGAATTATACGTGTTTCCAAAAGCAATTAGTACCACGCATGCCGTATCGATGAGGATTGGTGAAAAAGATGGGGTTAGTCCGTACGGTGAACTGCTTCCTGAATCTGTCAAAGGACCTGCATTAACAATAGATAATAGAGATTCTGAATTTAGCCAACTTACAATTTCATGTAATGAATCTGGTGTTAAAAAAAGAGCAGATTTTAAGTATACATATGTTGGCGGAACCAGTGTTATTAGAATAGGTAATTTAGTAAATAGTGAAGCGTTTATACTTGATTTTAAGTCTAATAGTACTGTATCAATACTAGATGCGATTCAATATTCTCCTGGAAAAATAAGTTTTGATAAGAATTCAATTTTTAATATTGGTCGTAACATTTTGTCTAAGTCAACTACAAGATATACAAAAGACGCTGGTATAAATAAAGTCTTGGTTTCTACTGATTCGCTCGGGTCTACCAGATGGGTTAGTAGATCATCTGTTTTCGGTAATTTTCCTATAGGTTCTATAATATCTATACAACATGCTGAATTTTTTAATGATTCTAATTTTTATTTAGATGAAATCGTGTCTAACACAGGAGAGGTTCTATCTTTTAGATGGGGTAAAGGAAAACCAGGTACTCCTTATGAAGGATGGTATCTGTGTAACGGTGAAACTTGGGATTATTTATCGCTTATATCATATATTGTACCTAATTTAAATTCATTTAATTATGCAATAGATTCTAACGGAGATGCACAAGATGCTGCGAATGGAGGAGATAATTCAATAGTAGTTGTTGGTGGATGGAATTCAAGATCAACATCAACAGATCTTGTAGGTTCTTATACATCTTCTCTATCGGAAGATGATACGTCTGACGTTTTAGTTGTTTTTGATAATGTTGGAAGTACTTGTGAAATTAAAAGAAACATACAAATAATATATCTAGAAGACACTAGGTTGTTGTGGGAAAACAATAATTCAATAATAGTTCCTACTACTCTGTATGACATAACACTAACACAAGCCAACACGACATCAACAAATGCATGTAGTAGTACAATAAACACTCAGTTTAAAATAACGAATTCTAACCTGACATGGTCTGATTTCTTAGAAACTGGAAGTGGTTATGAATTATATAATGCTAGTGGGAATTCATCCGCTACTCCTGGTTGGTATCAAAGAGAAGGTGTATCTAGATATTGGAATGGAACAGGTTTTACACAAAAAGTTACATGTGATATACAAAGATCTTTTGCGCATGGAGAAAACGTACTTCTATTTAATGGACCTGCAATACCATTTGAATTTTATAGCGCGGTGACAACTACGTATAATACTTTTTATATAAATGCAGTTTCATTTACAGACGCTACTATAATAAAACAATCAACTGGCGAAAATTGTGTACCTGGATGGTATCGAGAAGTTGCTGGTTTTGGTTTTGCAAATGGAAGTGTTGGTGGAACCAGAAGATATTGGAATGGTAACTCTTTTATTGGACTATCTATTGATCAGGATTACGTTAGAGCTGCTGATAATGGATCTTTTGGATTATATTATGGAACTTCTACAACTGGTGTTTGTGATTCCGGTGTTTTACAAAAGACATATTATTCAAGTGATATATCTACATTTGCACCAAGTGGCGTGGTTGTTAATTCAACTCCATTAGTTCATGTTGGATATTCACAAGGAACTACTGGTCATTTTCCATTATCAAAAGTGAACACGCAGAACGGATTTGGAGTGTATTCTCCATATAGTAGAGCAAAGAGTGTTTCCGCGCCAATAGAATATGGTATAATTGATGCAACATCAGGTATTATATCTTCTGGGCAATTTACATGTCCTGTACCGGAACCGATAAACACATGTAAAGGATATACTCTTACTAATGGTTTTAATCAAGCCACTGCCTATGTTAAATACATAAAATGCGGTGAATCTACATATACTCAATTGGGTGTTCCTAGGGAATCAGAAAGACAGGTATGCACAGATGGAGATGCGCCAATTTACGTTAGCGGATCTACTATCACAATCACACCTAACAGTAATTTCTGTCCTATTCCATAGTCGATATTAAAAAGAATATATAGAATATAAACAATATTATAAAAGAATGGCAATTATCAACCTTAAAAATATAGAATTCACCGATACTGATAATATCAAATTGGACAAAGTTAATTATAATTTTGATCAGTTGGTATCTAATGGCGGTGGTCCACAAGGACCTACTGGTAACGTTGGTCAGACCGGATTTCAGGGTGTAAATGGTTATCAAGGTCCTTTTGGAACGACTGGTTTTCAAGGTTTTCAAGGTGCTCAGGGAACTTCAGGTGGAGACGTATGGATTGCACTCCAAGGTACAGGTACAGATTCGAGTGTTATTTTTCCAAAACATAATCTTATTAGTTTTCCTAATCCACCAATTGTTAGTGTTGGTTTTAAAGAGGATGACGCTGAATATTTTGATGTTAGTACATACTCTACTTTTGCTATTGCTCCATATCAATTTATAATAAATAGAAGTAGCAGTAGGAGTTCTAATTTAGCATTTAAAACTAGCGGAACAACAAATCTTTTTTTACATACGATTTCTTATAGTGACTCTCTAGCAAAAATGACAATGGGGTTTAGGGATCTAGTTGACCCCAATACTAGAATAGAACTATGGGCATCTGAATTCAGATATGTCGATGTTTCAGGTACAGCACTGGTTACAGTTAACGCCACAAATATAACTTCTGATATTCCGGCAGAATTTAATAATGATTTAACGATCCATGGAAATCTTACAATAGAAACGGAATTTGCGACAGGCCAGCCAGGATCTCCAGATACTAATAAAATAGCAGTTTCTGCGGACGCTACCGGAAAAATAATATTTAAGAATATTGAAGAACTTGGAGGAACTGCACCGATTGGTACAATAATTTCTATGTTACCTTCTATTTTTCAAGATAATGCTTTATTTTTAAGAACAGAGACAGTCACTTCTTCGGCATCATCCCCGATTGAAATCAGAGTTGGCTCTGGAATAGGTTTATATGAAGGATGGTATTTATGCAATGGAAAAACATGGACAAACGGGTTGACCGGAATTGACGAGGTTTCACATGAAGTTCCTGATTTAAATTCATTCTCATATTCAATAGAAGACGATACTACTACAACAGATCCAAGTAGTCAAGGTTCTGTTACTATAGCGAATAATAAGACTGCAATAATCGGAGGATCTGATATAGATATGATTGCTGAATTTCAAACAGGAGTATACAATATATCAACTCCTTCCATAAGTACATCAGACTTAAATATAGATACTATTGTTGGTGGAAATACAACCATTGTCATTAAGAGATTACCTCAAATAATTTACTTAGGAATTGCAGATTTATATTGGTCTGACGCCGGAACTGATCAAACGCCACAAGCTACAGTTTCTTATAATTTTGATGAAACATCAAATAATCCTGCAACTGATATACATATTGTTAGCCATACAGCAACACAAGGAAGCTCTACGTCTTTTAGTACAACTATAAATCCTCCATCTGGATATGTATATACTTCGGTGCCTACATTTACTGCGCCGGCTGGATTTTTTATAGCTTCAAGTCAGCTTTCAAATGGATCTATATTGTTAACTCTTAATATAACTACACAACCAGTAGATGGTGTTACTATTACTATAACGTATGATTTCACAAGTAATATTACTTTAAATACAGTTACTCATTCATATCTGTTATTTGCTCTTAGTGATTCGTTGATATCTGATGATGGATCTGATGGAAC